AACCAACCCGGTAGTCGTCCGTGTAGTCTGGTACCGCCGATGCGTTTGTTCCCGTGCCAATCAGGGCGCCGTTTAAAAACATGCGAAATGTGCTGCCGGATCGCGTAACGGCTAAGTGATACCAAATGTTTGGTGATATTACATCTGCAGGCCAAATATCTACAATAGTTGAACCACCAGATATAATAGCAAACTCCGGTCTGCCTGCGGTGGTGTGCAGGTACAGACTCATCCAGTTAGTGCTGTTGGTTCCGTGGCTCCAAATTGGTCTGTTTGCACCGGTTGTGGCGGTGGGATATATGAACGCCTCAATAGTAAAGTCGCTAGAGCCAAACTCAAGCGTGGCGTTGTCCGCAATGCTCAAATAGTCCCCGGTGCCGTCGAAGTACATCGTCCCGCCGTAGCTCGCCGCGGACCATGCCTGTGTGGGGATGAAGGGCGAGACGGGAGAGATCGCGGTGTTGCCATTGGGCACCTGTGCCGCGTTCAGGATGGAGTTGTCCCGCACACGGTTGGACTGGCACGCGAGCGTCATCGTGCCCGGTATCGCGGTGAGTGGCGCGGTTGGGGGTGTGAAGTTGCCGGTGTACACCGCGCTGCCGCGCACGAACCGCAGGTTGGAGATGTACCCGTAGAAGTACTCCCTGAGTGTGTTTGTTTGGGCGCCAATGACGGGGTTGTTGCCGTTGGAGGTGTTCATCACCGTGTCGGCGAAGCTGGTGCTCGCCGCGATCGTGCCGCCGGCTACTTTTAGGCCGTCCACGTACAGGCTTATGTTTGTCGCGCTGTCCCTGGTGACGACCACGTGGTGCCACTGGTTCAGACGTATCACCCCCGCCGGGGCTGATATTGTTGTTACTGCTTGGTTGGTGGCTCTGAGCGTGCAGTTAAACGTCCCCGTTGAGCTCACTATGTACGGGTAAATAATATCAGTGACTGTCGTGTAGTAGTGCCAAATGCCCTGCGCCGTGGCGCTGGAGTTGACGGTGTAAATCCACGACTCCCAGGTGAACAAGTTAGTGCCAATCCCGTACGTCAGCGCGGTTGGGGTTGTGGAGATGTAATCCCCGCTGCCGTCGAAGTACGTGGACCAGGCCTGCACGGGCGGGGTGGTGTAGTTGATCGGGTTGTTGAAGGGGTTGTTCAGCGTGCCCGTGTACGAGTTTCCAAAGACTGTAATTGCGCGCGCACTTGGGGAGTTATCAATAAACGTGCTTGATTGGCAGGTAAGTAATTGGGTGTTTGTTATCGCGGTTAAAGGTGCGGTTGGCGGTGTAAAGTTTGAGGTGTACACCGCTGTGCCAACCACAGCCCTGAAGTTAGACATTTGCCCGTTAAATGCGTACTCTGGTGAACCACCCCACCGCCCGATGTAGTTAATGGTGCCCACATCTAAAAAAGCCCCGGATTGTGTGGCTTGGGTCATGGTCTGGGCCACGCCGTTTACATAAATTGTTACGGTGTTAACGTTTCTGACTAAGGCTATGTGGTACCACACATTGCTCGCTAAAGAGAAAGGGCAGGATGCTATTGTTGCGGCGCTCCCTCCCATCTGAGCTTGTAGTGTTCCGTTGTTGTTGTAGGTCAGATACTTTGACGCGCTTCCGCCATCTTCACTTATAAACATACTTAAAGTAGACGGCACGGCGTTCCAGGAAACAAAAAACTCTATTGTAAAAGATGTTGAGGCCGGTATGTTTAGCTCCGGAAACGTCAGGTAGTCCCCCGTGCCGTCGAAGTACCCCGACCAGGCGGTCATGCCGAACGGGTTCGTTGGGAGGGGCTGCGCGTTGCCGTTTGCGGTGATCGCAAAGGCGTTCGTTGAGTTGTCGATGAACTGGCTGCTCTGGCAGGTGAGCAGTGAAGTGTTCGTGATTGCGGTTAGAGGGGTGGTTGGTACGGTGAAAGTTGTGCCGTTTGGGTATAAACATGTCCCTTTTACAAGACGGTAATTACTAACATAGCCATTTAACCCTGTTGAGCCCGCAGCATTTTGCCATGCTCCAAACAAATACAAATTGCGAACAGTGTTTTGCCAAATAGATGCGGCGCCAATAGATGCTGTTCCAACTTGAACTCCATTTATGTACAAGCGTATATTGGTGCTATCTCTAACACAGGCTACGTGATACCACTGACCCGAGGATAAAGTAGTGGTAGCTATTGTCACTTGAGAAAAAATGTTCCAAGTGCCCGCTCCCGTATCGGCGTATAAGTACCAAGTGTTTCCCGCTTGAATTAAATTAAATGGCGAAACAATTGCAAGCCCGCTATCTTGAGCGTACCAAGAACAGCCGGTGTTGGCTCCTACAGAGCCGGTAGGTAGTGCATTATAATAAACCCAAAAATCAATAGTGAAATTGCCGGTTCCATTTATGTAAGATGCGTTCCCGGAAGCGGGCAAACTTAAATAATCGCCCGTGCCGTCAAAGTACCCCGAGTAGTACCCGTTCGCCTGGGTGGTGCCGCCGCCGAATGTGAACGGTGTGAAGTTGCCCTGGGTGGTGTTGCCGTTCCGGGTAACGGTGAAGTTGTTCGTGGAGCTGTCCAAGAAGGTGTTGTTCTGCGCTCCGTTCGTGCTGGTCGTGTCAACCAGCAGCGTGTTGTAGGGCCAGTACGGGAAGTCCTGCGCGGTGGTTTTGGGGTTCTGACCAAGGTCAACCGCGAGCGCGGCGCCGCTGAATGGCAGGTAGAAGCCGTTCGTTCCGCGGTTGCCCGCGTACTGCGCCGGGACGAGCTGCCCCGTGTTCGCGTCGGTCGCGGTGAAGGAGGACGGGGTGAGCGCCAGCCCGTCCACGAAGTTTATGTCTGCGAGGTAGCCAGAGAAGTACTCGCCAATGGTTGGTTGAAAACCAATCGCGTGTGAATAGCCTGATCCGTTAACAGATAGTTGTGCGTATTGAGCAACGGTGGTTGCAGCTGTCAGTGTCTGCAACACGCCGTTAATGTAGATGCTTACTCTATTGACGGCTGTTGTCTGAGTGGTGTCAATAGCGACCAGCACATGGTACCACGCGGAGACATCCCTAAAAACCGCGGCGGTTGTGTAGTTTGATGTGGCGGTGGACGAACTATTTTGTGAATAAAACAAAAGCGTGTCGTTTGTTGCTAAACGAAAAATTGTTGATTCGTTTCCTGACCTGGCAGCAAAAAGATTTTGAAGGGTAGAGAGCCCACTCCTTTTAACCCAACCGCTCCACGTCCAGGTTGTTCTACTGCCCTGTAAGGTTGGAATGTACGAGAAGTACGCGGTGTCCGCCGGGTTAAACCGCACGCTCGCGGATGCGTTGTACGTGGGCGCGGGCGCGGGGCCGAAGCCCGGCGATCCCACGCTCTGCGCGATCGTTCCTCCGCTTGGGTATACGGGCATTAGCTCATCGCTCCGCTGGTTACCAGGTACACGTTCGTCCCGTCCGACTTGTAGCTCACCCAGTACGTTCCCGTTGCAGAGATCGTGCTCAGCGTGTTAGCCGGCACCTTGGTGGTTGCCGCAGCCGATATCGTGTACGCCGCGCCGTTAATCAGCAGGATGTTACCCGACTGCTCGGTGCTGGACGATGGGATGTTTGAGAAGGTGAGCGTGATGCTACCCGTCGGCGTGCACAGGAAGTTGTTCGTGACGCTAAGGTCGAACGTGCCCGAGTTCGCCACGGTGACAGCGCCGCGCTGTGGCGCGGTGAAGCTGTTCACGAACGCGATCAGCGCCGCGTCGCCCCAATACACGTTGTAGTCGGTGGCGTTGACCTTGAGCAGCGCCTGGTTCGTGGCTCCGCCCGTTGGCAGACCCACGCCCGCGGAGCCTGTCGCACCCGTTGGGCCGGTGGGGCCTGTTGGTCCTGTCGCCCCGGATGCTCCAGTGGGGCCGGTTGGTCCTGTCGCTCCTGATGCTCCTGTTGGCCCCGTGGGTCCGGTCGCTCCTGTTGCGCCGGCGTCACCCGTGGGTCCGGTGGGCCCTGTCGCTCCAGACGCTCCAGACGCTCCAGACGCCCCGGTTGGCCCGGTGGGTCCTGTCGCGCCAGTTGCCCCCGACGCGCCGGTTGGTCCGGTTGCCCCCGTGGGCCCCGTTGGGCCGGTTGGCCCGGTGGGGCCTTGCACGTTGAACGCGATCGTTGTGACGATGTGCGACTGCGCGCCTCCGCGCATGTGCAGCGACGCGGTGGGCGTGCCAGACTGTGATTGCACGTACACGTTGACCAGTATGCGGCTATTTACGGATGCGAGCGTGGAGGTTGGCACGTACAGGTCGTACTCGTACAGCGCAAGCGTAGAGGTGCTGACCGGAGTTCCGCCGGCGTAGCTTCCGCTCGCCAGGGTTTGTAGTACCGTCGTTCCGTTGGATGCGACCTCTTGAACTTCAGTCCAGAACCGGAACGTGCTACCACCAGAGTTGTGCTGCATCCAAGCGTATAGCTCCCACAGACCGCCAACGAATGATGTGTTATTAGGGACGCCCGCGGCGGTTACGAATGAGCCGAGTAAGAGCGGCGTGCTTGAGTTTGTTGCGATTGAGAGATCTGTCTGCGCCCCGGTGTTTGGAACCACGAGCAGGTTGTACGCCTGTGGCCCGGTTGCTGTGGCTCCGTCTAAGAATAGCGTGAGGCCTGTGGACGTGCCAGATGGTCCTGTGGGACCTGTTGGTCCCGTGGGTCCGGTTGGGCCTGTTGCTCCGGTGGGTCCGCTAGGGCCTGTTGGTCCAGTAGGGCCCGTGGGGCCGGTCGCGCCCGATGCGCCGGTTGGCCCGGTTGGTCCCGTGGCACCAGAGGGCCCCGTCGGTCCTGTGGGTCCCGTGGGGCCGGTCGCGCCCGATGCGCCGGTTGGCCCGGTTGGTCCGGTGTCTCCGGTTGGGCCTGTTGGGCCGGTTGCACCCGTGGGTCCTGTTGCTCCGGTGGGTCCTGTTGCTCCGGTGGGTCCGGTTGGGCCGGTAGGTCCTGTGGGTCCTAGAGGTCCTGGCGTGCCCGAGAGGCTAACGTCCCAGGACGTGTAAGTTCCCGACCCGGCGATTGATGAGACGGTGGCGGTCATCACACCGGTGGAGGTGTTGTACGAGTCCACCACGCCGTTCATCAAGTTGTTCGCGTCGTGCGCGATAACGATCTGCTGACCGGGGATGTACGCCAAACCTTGGCCTACGCCGAAGGTCTTTGAGCCAACCGAGATGGTTAGCGCGGTTACGGATGAGGTTGAGTAGATGTCACCAGAGGCTCCTGTTGGGCCCGTGGGTCCGGTTGGCCCTGTGGGTCCTGTGTCACCGGTGTCTCCGGTTGGGCCTGTGGGGCCCGTGGGTCCTGTGTCACCGGTGTCTCCGGTTGGGCCTGTCGGTCCCGTCGCACCAGTACTGCCAGTTGGTCCAGTAGCACCTGTAGCTCCTGACGCGCCGGTGGGCCCTGTAGCTCCCGTGGCGCCGGTTGGTCCAGTAGCCCCTGTGGGTCCAGTAGCCCCTGTGGCGCCAGAGGCTCCCGTTGGTCCTGTAGCCCCGGCGGCGCCGGTTGGTCCTGTCGCCCCCGTAGCTCCTGTTGGCCCTGTGGGCCCTGTGGGTCCTGTAGGGCCCGTTGGGCCTCCCGCTGGCCCTGTTGGCCCTGTGGGTCCTGTAGGTCCTGTCGGCCCCGTGTCGCCCGCGCCTGTGGCTCCTGTGGGCCCTGTGTCGCCCGTTGGTCCGGTGGCGCCTGTAGCTCCGGTGGGTCCGGTGGCTCCGGTGGGTCCGGTGGCTCCTGGGCCTCCTGTGTGTCCTGTGGGGCCAGTGGGTCCGACCGCGCCCGTGGGGCCGGTTGGTCCGCCAAGGTTCGCAAGGTCCTGGGTCTGTGTTTGCTTGGTGATGCCGTTCTGTACGACAACGGCGAGCTCGTTGCCCGTCAGCGGACCGGCTACTGGTAGTTGTGATATCGAACGATCGGCCATTGTCTTACTCTTTTAGGTCACCAGACTCACCCGCGGTGCGCTGCTGCTCGGGGGTCTGGTCAATGAAGAAGGAGTCTCCCGCCTGGTTCGGCGCTCCCTGCGTCTGGAGCTGCTGGCCTCCAACTGGGCCAATGGCAACGCTCTGATCAGGACGTGGGAATCGGAGTGCGATGTTTTCCGTTTGGCGAGCTGGTAGTCGCCACGGATCAAAATTGTCAAGGTCAACCTCACAAACCCGCATCCCAGGAAAGTTGGGATCGGGCTTGAGGTCTACATACGGGAACTTCCTGTTGCAGCGATCGCAGATCGCCACGGACAGGACAGACTTACCTCTCGTGTCGAGGTATATGGACATTACTAGCCCTGAACGCCGGACTGGACCACGGTGAGCGTGTCGCCCTCCGCGCCGCCACTCAGACGAATGGCACGGTAAGGCTGCCCAATAAAGCCGGCGGCGTTTGGGGAGGTTGTTGGGGCTGTAACCCAAGTGAAGGAGGCGGTAGTAAAGTCGCCGTTCACCACGGGGTACGGGTCGGTCAGCGAAACCTGAACCGTGCCAGATCCCGTCTTTGCGTACGATACGCTGAACGGGTTCTGGTACTGGTCAAGGACTACCGCTGACGTTGCACCACTAACACCCGCCGTCACTGTTGTTTGACGCATGGTGTTATCTCCAATTAGTTGTTAGTGAAGCCTTCGCCCGTCGGGGTGATCGTGCCATCAGCGTTGCGGTCTGTGTAAACCACGGACAGAACGCCAGTCGAAGCTGCCTCAGATGCCAAGGTAACCGTAGCGTCTGATGTTCCAACGTTGGCTAGCCGGTTAGCAACAGCGGCCGAACCTGTTAGCGTGGCAGAGATCTGACCGAGCGCTGTGGTGGTGATCGTTCCGAGGGCTGTGGTTGTGCCACCGCCAACGATTGACACTGCGCGTGACGCTGCGCCAACTACGTTTAAGTAGGCGGTGATGCTGTGCACGATAGAGCCTGCGGGGATTACGATGGTTGCTGCGGCGCCTGCCACGATCGCTACCTGGCGTGAGCATACTGCCGCGCCGTAGTTGCTGGTGGAGATGGTGCCGTCGTTGCTGGTGGTTTGGCGTGTGCCAATCCGAATCGGACCGGTAAAAGTCGTTGACATGTTATTTCCTTGCTTAGAGGTCACCCCAATCCGTCGCTAAGCCGTCTGCCGGGAAGAGGTCGGCAGTCTGAGTGGGGCTGAATCTTCCTATGACTACCTATGCACAAAATCCAATAAAAAAGCCCCAGAGGATCACTCTGGGGCTCTTCTTGCTGCTGGACTGCTTAGACGCCTGCCGTGCCGTAGATGTTACGGGCATCGTGCCAGCCGGTCGCGTAGCGCTCGGTGGCCTTGTAGCGCATGGAGTCAGTCTCAAAGTCACCCTCCATGGATTTCTCCATGGGACGGCGCATTACGAGCATGAGACCATTCTCTGCGTCGGTCTGTACCCACCAGGCTTTGCTGGAGCTCAGACGGGTTACGACGTGCGTACCCTTCGGGAGCATTCCGGTTGACTTGATCGGGTTCAGATCGTTGTCAGCGGTTCCGGAGCGGAGAACAGACTTGAGGATGACCTCAGCCTGGAACTCGAGCGCGGGAGGAACAACTAACTGCTCTGCCTTAAGGCGGATACGCTTGCCGTTGTTGTCAATCGCGGAGCGGATCTGAATAAGGATCTGCTCGACCGAGGTCTGCGAGAGGTTGGCGGCGGTTGTGAGCGCGTTGCTGTAGGTCAGGCCGTTAGCGACCGGGTGAGCGGTGTTAACGAGCGTGACGCCATCGCCACCGACATAGCCGGCTGTGAAGGCAAAGTTCAACAGGTTAGCGCAAAGCGTTTCCTTGGTCTCAATCATGGACTGAGCCAGGTGCTTGGCGAAGGTGCTGCCGATACGGATGTGATCGCCGTCTTCCATCAGTACTTTGGTCAGGGCATATGCCAGGCCATAGATCTGATAAATGAAACGGGTGATGTACAGCGTACCGCCCTGATCGTACGAAACAGGAGTTCCGTCGGGCATTGCGGGTGCTGCGTTCATGCCGTAAAGCATCACTTCTTCGTGATAGTTACGTGGAATACCTTGGATCTCGCTTACGAAACCCTTCCACTCGTCATCACGCTGCTTATAAACACCATCAAAGACTTCGTTGATAATCGGTTCGACTACCGCACGAAAGTCTGTACTACGCATTGGGGTTGCCATTGCTTAATCCTTTCTTTCGTTAATTAGACCGAAGCGATCGGGTACACGAACGTGTTGTTCGCGATCTTGACTTGAAGAATCGTGTAAGTGTCACCCCAAGCGTTTAACTCGCCTGTGGGGTAAGCAACTTCACGGCCCAAACCGACAACACGGACCTGGCCTTGTACTGCTGGACCTGCTGCGGTGTCGTTCAGAGCGCAGGTTGAGAAGAACGCGCCACCGTTGCCGATGGATGTTCCGCTCGCGGGTGTTAGGTTCGCTGCGGTCTCAAAGTTGTACTGCTGACCGATAGAAGCGGTCGTAGCAGAACCGTTCACCTGTGCCTCGTACACCATCTCAGGATCGGTGAAGATCCAAAATATGATGTCGGTGGATGCGTCCAAGGTTGCCTTGGATGCGCCCTTAGCCACAGAGCGACGTCCCTGGGAGTCGGTGAACTCCACGCCGTCAAATACGCCGTACACGGAGCCAGATGCGGCGGCCGATGCGGCGATGGTCAATTGACCATTGGTTGTAAGCCCAACTGGCTGGAACTGGAAGAATGACTGTCCAGCGGTCAGCGAGTACGGTGCGGTGTACGTGGTGCCAGCGATGAAGCTGTTCGTGCCGACAAAAGGAGTCGCACGATCAAGACCGCTGGGGTGGTACACGGGCTTCAGACCAAAGGGTTTTAATGTCGTTGCCATTAGATTTCCTTTGTTTGTTGAAGAATGTTATTCAAAACGAATGTTCGTTCTGGCTTTTGCGGCCTCTTTTTCCATTTCCAGGATACCGCCTTCCAGGATCGATCGTCCGCCCTTGGACTCTTGCGAGTTGCCACGAACCGCCGATGTGATGTTACGCTGGTGCTCCAGTGGATCTTCTAGGTGGAGCATCTTCATAACTTCCTGGTAGACCTCTTCTGGTAATTTGAAGAGAACCATCTCGTTACAACTAACACAGCCTTCAAACTTGCCTGAACTCATCTTGCCCAGTGATTCAAAGCCATTGCCTAACTCCGCGGCTTTCACCGGCTCATAGCCTAGTGCTAATCGTTTGTCGATACTGTCGTACTGGTTCGTGGTGCTCAACCAGCACAGGTGAAATCCAGGGATAGCATCCTTGGAGATCTCGGGCAACGCGCTATTTGCCCACTTATCACGAAAGGCCTCCAGCCTTTCTCTGCGCTCAATATCACCCGCGTTCGCGGTATTCCGTTCCTTGACTTCTTTGACGCGATCCTGAAGACGGTCATCTAAGTCACGCTTGATTCTTGTATTAGCCATGTTTTACCCCTTGTTTTGTCTGTCGTACGACGCGTATGCTTTGATCATCTGGTTTCGCTTTGACGGGTCATCCCACGCCCCAGCGTCCTTGATCGCCTGAACCCTTTCACGTGAGAGCGTGAACGTCGTGCCGGATGGTCCTGCTCCCGGATTCGACGACCGTCCAGACGGTGCCGGGTTGGTGCGCTTTGACGCGCCCTTGGCCGCATACCTGTGAGGTAAACGTGATGCTAATCTGCTGTCCAGCTCGTCCCAGTACTCTGGGTCTGAGGGCTCCCACCCATCGGCGGCGAGCTCCTGGTCGATCACCTTGGCGATACGGCTGTCCGTGTCCCGCCCCTGTGGATCGTACCACTTGTGTTTGTTCATCCAAGACTCTGCGTTCTCGCGCACGGACTCGGACACCGCGTCGGGAACGTTCTGCTTTGGCCTCTTCGCGTTCTCGATCTGCTGCTTCTTGTAGGCCTGCACCTGGGAGAGCCGGTTCTTTGACTCCTGTAGTAGCTCCAGGTACTCCACCTGGGCCGCGGCGTCGTTCGACTGGGCGGCCTGTAACAGCTTCATCTTTGCGTACTCGACGCGGGTTGTCTCGTCGTCGATCGCCTTGTCCACCTGAGCGAACTGGAAAGAAGCCGCGGTGCTCTCCACCGCCGCCAACCTCCGGGCCAGCTCCTCGTTCCTGCGCTCAAGCGAGCTTATTTTATGTTTAGAAGACGCCTCACGCTGTTTGGCAAGCTCTTTCTTGAGCTTTCTCTCCTCTCGACGAGCCTCACGAATTCTTTCTCGGTCCTCGTCAGTTTCCCCATCGTCGCCTTTGGAAGAATCGTCAGCCGCCACGTTTGATTCGGAGTCGTCGTCTCCATCGTCGTCTTTATCGTCGGAATCAGCTCCGTCGTTGGACGCCTTCTCATTCTTTTTCTGATCTTCAAAGGGATCCTTGTCCTCTTCCACGGCGACCAGTACCGTGCCGTCCTCTTGCTCCCTGATCGGGAGATCCTTCTCGTCTTTCTCTGCCATGTTCCACTTTCTTCAAAGTTTTAGTCAACGAACGCCTTCATGCGCTGGGCGTGATCAAAGCTGCGGATCTTGGAGATGATCTCGCGCGCCTGTATGGTGATGAACACCACCGGTGCGCCCTCGTCCTCCGGGTTGACCACGAATCGGTCTCCGCCGTACTTGATCGTCCTCACAAGATCTCCGACGTTACACCAGGGACCCTCAGGCCATGGCTCTAACGTGTCCGGGCTCTTGTACGCCAGGGATCCGATCTGCTTGACCTTCGCAACCGTCTCGTTAAACCTGAGGGTTGCCTTGGTCTCATCAACCAGAATGATCCCGCCCTTGCTCGTTGTCTTCTCGCGTCGTAGCTGCACCAGTACACGGTCGCCCGCGACGTCAATGCCAGGGTCTATGTCTGGGAAGCACTCCGCCTCCGTGCGTAGATCTGGCTCATCTCTCTGTACCACGTCAAATGCCATTCGGCACTCCTTTCTTAGGCTATTCAGCCTCTTCAGTTTCGGACAGGATCAGGTTGATCTCGTCCAGGGCCCGTTGCAGGCCCTCCTTTTTACCGAGCAGGTTCTTGTACTGCTCGTGGTTGTGGATCCCAACGCCCGTACAGAGCGTGGAGTCCACTAATCTGACCTCGTCGCCTACGCGACGGATAATTTCGGTTACTAGGTCCCGCATATAACAACATATGCAAGGACTAGAGAAACTCCGCCCTTCTTAGTACAACGAACCGCTCGTGCCCTTCAGGTTGTTGTACGGACCGACCGGCTTGTTGTTAGCTACTTTAGCCTGTGCCGCGCCACGCTTCCAGTTGTTGTCGCGGTGCGAGCCCGACGCGCCAGCGTCTAGCCTCTTGTTGTCGGGGCCGCCGCCGCTCGATAGCTTACCGGTCTCCTGGTACGTCTGGCGAAATCCTTGTAGGTTTTTGTCTGCCATTTACTTCTCCTTTTTGGTTGGTTTCTTGGTGACTCCACCGGCTCTCATCTGCTCGATGTTCATCTGTTGTTGCCGGTCCATCATCTTGCTCTGCTGCTGGTTTTGGTTCTGCATGCTAGCCATGCGAGCCTGGTGCTCCATGTCCATCATCTGGTTCTTCTGCGCCTGTTGCGCGTCGATAGCCTGCTGCGTAGCCTGAGCCTCTTGCATGAACGCCTCGCGCTCGGCCTGTATGCCGTGCTTTCTCATGTCCGCGTCCGCCATGTTGATAGCGTCGATCGCGGACATGTTCTGCTCGTGCGCGAGCTGTGCCTGCATCGCGTCCATCTGGGCGCCGGTTTGTACCTGGGCGACACGCTCCCGTGATGCGTTGTTGATGTTCGCGAGCGCGACGTTCGTGGAGTTCTTCTGGTCGTTGATTTGGTTCTCGGTCTGGAACTTTGTGACGAGCTCCTGCACCTTGCGCTCCAGCTCGGCCACCTTGAGTTGGTAGTCTTGCTGGTGCTTCGCCATCTCCTGCTGGAGCCTTGCTTGGGACTCGTCCGCCTTGCGCTTGGTCTCCGCCATCTGAGTCTTGAGGATGACCTGCGCCGTAGGATCCTGAGCCGCCATCTGCTCCATCTTCGCCTGCTGTGCCTGCTGAACCTTTTGAGCGAGCTCTTGTATCGCGGGCTGCGCCGCTTGGAATGTCTCTTGCGCGTCCTGCGAGACCATCTCCGCGGCCAGGGACAGCGCCTGCTGATCTTCCAAAGTGAGCGGGCGCTCCTCGAGAAGCTTTAGCTTGTCCTCTCCGCCCGTAGCCTCCGCGACGTACGCGCGCATGGACTGCAAGTAGTGAAGCGTTAGGTGCTGCTTGATGTGCTCCAGCGCGTGGGGCGCGAATGTGGGGCCAATGAGTGGGCTGCCACCGTAGTTGGGGTCTTGAGCATACGCCAAGTGTACCTTGATGTGCGCTAAGTGATCCTGACCTGGGTAGGCCGCCGCGGGGCGACCCATGGACATTGCAACGTTCTCCAGGGCAGGATTTGACTCCTTAATTCCTTCTGGATCTGGCAAGATCTCGTTGATGGCCGGTACTTTTAGCTGCTTCAAAACCCTCCGGTGTGCAGCCCGAAGGTCGTACATCTGTGGAGCAGAGTTAGCCATCTGCAACACAGCCTGTGCCTGCGCGAGTCGTTGTGTCTCCGAGAAAATGTTAGGGTCGGAGACCGGTCGCACGTCATTGTTGGACGCGAAGTCGCGGATCTCAATCTCTGTCCCCGACTGGTTGTCCATCTCTTCCAGGTACCAGTAGTTGATACGAGAAAGAATTTTAAGTGATTTTGCTTGCGCTCTGTGAAGACGGGCGTGGATGCTTGAGAATACCTTCGCGCCCTGCTCAATTAGTGCCTGGGTGGTGCCCACTGGCGTGTTAGCGTTTGCATCACCAATCTTCTCCTCGGCCGTCGTAACAACGCCCTTCGCGGCGTCGGTGAGCCAACCAAGTAAATTAAACAGTACAGTTGACGGTGGGTTGAACGGTAACGGCATAGCCAACTTGCGGATGTCATCCACGCCGGGGGCACCTTCAATCTCAAGAACCTGTGTAGGCTCTATCTTGTCGCTCTGTCCGGAGATTCTTCCTCCTTTGAGCCGAAGCATTGTCTGGCTGTTGTTAATGTGCGCTGCATCAAGTAGGGCACGTAAAGAGCCAGTGAGAGCAGCGCTAAGCCCACCAATGAGGTGAGGTAAACCGATGGCATAAGCGCCGCGCCAAGGAATAAACTTAAACTCAACCATCCAATCCATCTTCGAGCGACGATCATCGCCAGCCTCCCAGTTTCTGTAGAGCGAGAGCACCTTGTTGGTGGTCTCGTCGATGGACATAATGTAGGGCGCGCGTGCGCCGTCTGTTTCTTTGTCGTCGCTCAGACGCAAGAAGCAGGTTACCTCGTACACGCGGCGAACGCCGTCTATGTTTTTAGATGGTGCGTCCTTGCCCTCAACCTTGTCGTTGGCCTTAGAGGAGCGGGTCTGCTTGTCAAGCTCCATCTCGTCAACGGTGTACACGTCAATGTCGCGGTAGTACCCCTGCTCAACGCGCTGCTCGTACGTGTCCTCGGTGATGTCCTGGATCTCTGTGATACGCGGCGACGTGTAGAAGTTTGTGCTCGAGTAAGGCAACAAGATGTTATCGATCGGGATCCACTCGCACGTTGGCCGTCGTTGCTCTCCATCGTAGCGCCACTTCAGGTACTGCGAACCACCCAGCGGGATCTGTGTGAGCATCTGCTCCATCTCGTCCCGGAACTCTTCAACCTGCTCGGTGAGCTGCCAGTTCATGAACTGGACCTTGCGATCCGCGGTGTCTACCTGCTTGCGGTCTGACTCGCCCTTGATCTCAGACTTGACAATGCCCTCGGGCGGCAACAACTCACGGGCGCTGGACGCTGCGAAGTCAACGCACGCCTCCGCCATGACCGGGTGCACAACCTTAGACGCGCCATCAAACGTCGCACCGCCGGGTGCGTCGTGGCCGAGTCCTGTTCTGCGAATTCCTTCTTCGTACTGCTTGTCGCGCTCCTTGCGAGCCTCCTGGTCGATCTTGATGAACTCCAGGTAGTCGTTCGACAAGTTCTCCAGCACGTCATCGTCCAACTCTTCTGCGAGGTTGGCGTAGAAGTCGGGGTCCTTAAGCGGGCCCTCGGTGGGCTTGTAGTTAACAACGACCGAGCCGTCCTCCAGCTCGATGAGCTCCTCCTCTGCCTGGCCGGGATCAAGATCAAGAACGTCTTCGATGTGCTCGATCTCTTCCTCTTGCATGAGCGCTATCTCTTCATCCTCGCGGGACTTGAGATCTAGCGCGCCGAGGGTGTTACCCTGCTGAATTGGCAGCTGCGGTTGCTGGGCCATTATTTGTAACCTTCCATGACTGATCTGTAACCAGGCGTTGCTTGGTCCTCTGAGTACTCGTACTGCGGACGGTGCCTAGCCTCGCGCTCGTCCATCAACTCCTGTAGCGCGCCGATTCCCATGGACGCTGCGCCGGGGATCATCCCAACGACTGGCATCATGGAGGCTGCGTCGAGCGCTGTCATCGCGCCAGACATCGCCGCGCCACGGTAGTCGCCCTTTGAGAGTCTCTTGCCCGTGTCGTGAGCGCTCATCGCGGTCATCGCCGCGCCAACTGGGGGCATCGCGCGCTCGAGCACCTTGGTGCCGAACCTTGCGGCCTTGCTGCCGCCGATCTTGTCCATCGCCCGACCCGCGCCCTTCTTTGCGGCTCTTAGGTAGTCCTTCATGCTCAGACGTGATGGCTCACCACCACGCGTGATCATCTCGGCTTGCATCTCGTACGGTGAGAGCACCATACCGCCAACGTCATACTTCTGAGGGCGCAAGGTGGGTACCTCTCCTTGTTGCATCTTCAGCTCGTCCATCATGTAACCGGGGTAGTTCGATGGCATGTCTTGTATTGCGTACTCAGGAACTCCCTCGGCGCGTGCGCTCTCCCTCCAATCTTTCATGCCCTTGGCGGTGCGTGGCCGCTCACCAAGAACGCCAAGACCTTTTTCGCCGTACTGGTGGCGCAGTGGGTTGTACGCGGAGATGAGCATCTCAAGCTCCTCATCCGACGGGTACCGTTTGTTCTTCTGAAAAAACTCAATTTTAATTTGGTCGATCATGGGCACCTTGCCACTAGCAAGCGCGGCGTTCTCTAAACCTGTAGACGTGCGAGCGATCGCGTCGGACGCTGGCGTCACAGACTGCGACGGGTACATGTCATCCAAGCGACCGGCGCCCTGCGCTTTCTCGATGCTCTCAACAACGTTAGGGTCGCTGATCTCCATGGTCTTGGGTCGTAGCATCGTGCCACGAGCGCCACGCCCAAGCATTGCGCGAGATAAGAACTCGTCGGGCGCTGTCTCTGGGTTGAAGTTCTTGGTGATGCCTCGCTCGTTAACAACGGGCGATGTGGCTCTTAAGTTAGGGTCTGTCGCAAGAGCGTGCGTAGCTCTTGCCTGTGTCTCGGGGTCGTGCTTTGGCACGAAGGGGCCCTTGCTTAGCGAGCGAGCGTATTCGTGCAGCGCCTTCACATCCTCAGGGCTGGGTGGTGAGCCAGTTTGCTTGGTGTAGTCGGAGATTGCCTTCGTAATCTTCTTGTAGATGTCGGGGCCAATCTTTTGGACGCGGCCAACATTGGCGTAGCCCGGTAGTATACCGGACATCTCGAATAGCATCTGCCGTGGTGTTTTGATTGGGTTCATTATGAGTTATGGTCTCCCTAGTACCACTCATGCACAAAAATCATAAATTTGTGCCTACTGGGCGTATGGGTTGACCCTGGATCTCTTGTCGTCCGCGTACCCATAGTCCCTGGGCGGCAGGGGGTCGAGCTGCACCCATCCAGAGTCTCGGAGCACCCGGAGCGCCTGGGAGAGGCTGTCCACGTAGTCATCGTGACCGCCAGACTCCGGGAACGAGCACACCTGGCGCAGGAATCTCTTCGCCCACGCCGCAAACTCGCCAGGATTCTCTGGGTCCTCGGGTATGTACACCTTGCCCTTCGCGATCAGCGGCGCGACAATGTTCAGGCGCTGCACCTTGTCCGCCTTGCCAGGGTTGTACGCCCTCACCGGTATGTTGGCGCCCTGCAACTCTTGCACCAGGGAGATACCAGCGGACTTGTCCTCCATCAAAATAAGGTCCGCCTTCCTTCCCTTCGCAAATGTCTGGTCCGAGCCGTACACCACCTCCTTGAAATCCGCGACGACCTTCTTTCGCAGCTCGGGGTACGAGAGGTGCGTGTCCCACGCGTCCAGTAGCATCAGGCACGTCCCAGCGTCAGGTCTCTCAAACACGCCCCACACCTCGCAAGCGGTCGGGTCGTTGTGCGTCTTCTCCGAGGTCGCCGGGTCGTAGCTCGCAATCACGTACTCCAGGGTTGGGGTCTCCTGCTTGGCGGGCCACATCTTGAACCACTTCCGCTTGATGATGCCGGCGTCCTCAGGGTTAAGAATCTCCCCGTAGATCTCCTGCTTACCAAGGTCGGTGCCCTCGTAGGTCTCCAACTGCTTGAAGAAGGTGGAGGACAGGTTCGCCTTGTTGTCGTAGGATGAGGCGTTCACCACGTACACCTCGCCACCGATCTTGCCCTCGTTCAAATCAACGATCAGCTCCTTGGGCTTGGGGGTGGTGGTGACAATCTGCTGGACCCGGGGTATGGCCGGGTCTTTCAAACGCATTGTGAACTGCACCTGGTCGTACGCGTCGTCGATGTACTCGAACGCGCACAGCTCGTCAAACCACCCGCCATGGAACTGCTTACCCCGGTACCGCTCTGGCTCGGATCCTGGTATGCCCTGGATGATAGATCCGTTGATCAGGGTGATCTCCAGCATCTGCTTGTTGTAGTCCTTGATCAGCGAGGCGGGGATGATGTGCAACAGGCCCGAGTCCCCCTCGAAGCACGTCGCCCGGATGTCGTTCGAGGTCGGAGCGGTCACCAACCACCGAGTGTTAGGGTACTTCCACGCCCGGATACCAATCCAGTGGCTCGCGGTGTGGGTTTTACCCGATCCGCGGCCTGCCAACATCAAAAACGTGTCATAGTCGCCGTCCTCGGGCTCTCTTTGGTGCGGGAGCGCCTCAATCTCCCACCGAACCTGCCACAGCGCCGCCTCCAGCTCGTGCTTGGGCCAGTGTTTGTTGTTTTTTGCAAAGTTTGCAAGTATTTTCTCTTGTTCCGGTGTCAGCATACCGCCAAAAACCCCTCCTCAACCAAAAATGGGCGCTCGGTTAGCACGTGAGCGCACTGCTTGGGTGTTATTTTGTTAATTTTTGACAAAAACCGGTACAAATTGCTAGGTTTTTCCCTGTTTTTGTAAAATTCCAGGGTAAAGTACCCCCTGGTCTCGTGCTTTAGCAGCCTAGACCGGTACCCGAGCGACTCGACCAGCCCTTGAAGCTTGCGGATTCGCACCCAGGAGTGCTCCACTATCTCGACGAGGTCCTTTTTTGCGCCGTAGCCGTCCAAGAACCCGTCGAGCAGCTGCTCCCTTTGCTCTGGTGACGCGCTCATGTAGCTAAACGGTACGGAATCCGGCGCGCCCTCGCCATAAACCGAGAAGCTGGTAGCCAGCGGGGGCCGGAACTCCATGAGCGTGTCCCCGTTTTTGTGCCTGCGGGTGACGATCGAGTAACCGTGCTCCCTCGACCTGGCCCTCATCCGCTTGATGTCGTGCTTCTCACGTAGCCAGTGACGCTTGGTCGGGCTGAGCGTAGCCAGGAACACACCCACAACGTAGGGCGGGACGGGAAGGTCAACCCACGAGTACTTGACCGGCAGCGTTGTTGGTAGTGAGTACTCACGTCTGCCATCCTCCCTAGCCAAGGATTCACGAGATAACTCATGAACGCTCTTCTTCTTGAGCGGGCGCTTCATGCTCTTCCTCGCGCCCTTCTTGCCACGGTTCTTCGCCCAGCTCCCGCGCCTGTCCCTCCAGGTCTTGTCCTGTAGCTCAAAGCTCATGTGCCGGTCGCCGCGCACGGCCACCCCATCGTGGAAGCTAGCCTCGTAGCACTCAGCGGGTATGTAGAGCTGCACCCCCTTCACCGGCTGCGGGTTACCCTCGACGTCGAAGACCACGTGCTTCGTGGTGAGAGCGTGCGCTCGCACCCAGCCCTCGGTGGTAGGCACCGGGGTGTCAGAGGTCACGGCCACGCTTCTTCCTCTTCCTGTTGCGGTCCATCTTGGTGGCGTGCGCCGAGCTGCTAGGGGACAGCCAGATCTCCTTGAACGTCCCGTCCGCCCTTAGCACCTTCGTGTACGCAAAGAAAACAAACCCGTCCTCCCGCGTGTCGCCACGGTGGAACCTTTCGCCTGTGATTGGGTTGACTCGTCTCATCTCTATACAACTAATACAAACTTCATTGAAATCCTATGCAACCGGCAAAAATTGCCGGTTTACCAGGTTGGTCGCACTTTGCCGACTCATTCCAGGGTCGCCGGCAAAAATTGCCGGTTTGCTGCACAGGTTGCACAGGTCGCACAGGTCTAAGTCCACCTACTCCTTTTCTTTTTTTACTCATGAAGAAAAAAGAGAATAGGTAAGTGGGTTTAGACCTGTGCGACCTGTGCAACCTGTGCAGGAAGTGCACCAAAGTAGTGCACGTTTCGGATCTGTCTCTATACCTATTAGCTGATTTTTTGCAAAAATTTTTGCGGGCGGCAAAATTTGCCGCAATAGTAGAGCGATCGCTGGGTTGAGTGGGGCCCCCGCCCCCACCCCCCTGGTACCCGCGAAGGGGTGACCGACATGCTCGAAAGGGACCCTGCCAATATGCCTGTATGCGCATATAAGCATGTTGCGGTGCACAACGCCCCAGTGAGCGCACACTAACATGCCAATAGCGCGGAGTGAGCGCTTGCTAACATGGTGCGGTGCACCACCCCCAGTGAGCGCACGCTAACATATTGCACTGCAACAACTGGGCAATGTATGCGTGTATCCGCATATAAGCATATAGGCATATGGGCGCGCGGGCTAAGTAAGTGAGCGCTCACATTGGCAATAACCCCTAGCAAAAATCGTGCCAGCGAGCCAATTGGCACGCTAATTGCCCTAGCAAGAATCGTGCCAGCGCGCGCAAATTCCCACAATGCGAAACGCTCAGATCGGCGCGTAGGCAGTTATCCACAGGGGGGCCAGGGGGTAGGTAGCCACCTGAGCACGAGGGCCACTGAGGCGCGATGCGCGCGCGACAGAGCCATCGCGGGCAGGGCGTGATTAGTGCACCAGTGCCCGGAGCGGCGCCCATATTTCGCATGGTGAAAAGTAGGGGTAAAAAACCAATAGGGTGATACACAACACATGCGAGCCACCCCGTTTCGCATGGTGAAAAGTAGGGGTAAAAAACCAATAGAGTGATACACAACCAAAGGAAAACACCATGGACGACAATTTAGGAATGGCTGGTAAATACAACGTCTACCGTTGCGAAGACAATGCCGGGTTTTATTTCGAGCACGAACAGTATGGCGACGAGCGCTCTGTCCGGGTCAACATTGACCCAGCGACCAAGCAGGCCTTTGACTACGAGGGCATGTACGAGGTCCCGGCGACGTGTTTGGAGTGGCTCCGCGCCAACGGCGTGGACGTCTCAGACGTCGAATAATCAGCACTACTGATGAGGCCTGAGTGGCCGAAACCCCTCCGGGGGTCTAGTGCAAACAACCAAGGAGAAACAGCATGACAGACTTCGCACAAAAAACAATCGACGGATTTAACTGCGAATTCACGGACGAGTGGGGCACGACGTCCGTGATGATTCAAAAGGGGCGATTCTGTTCGTCGCTGGACTTCGCCGAGATGCACGGCGAGATCCTCGACGACTTCAACGGCACGGCCATACCAGTGAGCAGTCACAGCCTCGCAAGGATTCAGCGCTGGGCCGATTCGCTGGGGTATTGATCAGCACTACTGACGAGGCCTGAGTGGCCGAAACCCCTCCGGGGGTCTAGTGCAAACAACCAAGGAGCCACACCATGCGATTCAAACCCTCAAACCCACGCCCGGACGGCATGGCCGAGAACAATGACTGCGTCGTCCGCGCGCTGTCGCTGGCGTTCAACATGCCCTACGTCAACGTGCACGACGCGTGCGCCGCGGCCGGCCGCCGACCCCGTCGCGGCATGTTCCGCTCACAGACCGATCAGGCGATTCGCCTGCTAACGTCCAAGAACGACGCGAGCGGTTCGACGTTCCCGTACCGAAACCACCGGCCAACGTTCGCGCAATTCGCGGCGATGCACCCGGAGGGCCGGTACATTGTGATCAAGCGCGGGCACGCCGTCGCTCTGATCGATGGCGTGTATCATGACATGTACAGTAGCGCCGCGTGCGGAGCCCGGAGCAGGGTCCAGTACTACTACCGGGCCGCGTAACAGCACATCTGATGATGGGGTGAGTCCCCGAAAACCGCGCGAGCGGTTCATGTGCAGAATTTCACATAATGAAAAGTAGGGGTAAAAAACCAAGGTAGTATCACAACACCACAGGAGCATCACAATGCGTTACTCAGAGCAGTTAGCAAAACAGATCTTCGCCAATAACCCGGCGCTGACGACGGAGAATGAGATCCTCGACGAGGGTTACCGGGTCACAAAGGAAGAGATATCCAAGGCAGTCGCGGGTGCGCTCTTCAATTGCGACGAGGATTTTCAAGGCGATTTTATTGACGAATACAACAACCTGAAAGGAGCATCACAATGCTAATTGTAAACCTACACACCAAGGGCCCTGATGGGTGGGCTCAATTCAAAAGCGCGCCGATCAACAGCGCGTCGTGGGGTCAGGCTGACCGGGACATGATCGACTGGATGTGTCAGAACGGCGAGAACGTCGTCACGATCGGCCATGACATGTATGAGATCGTCACACCTAAAATCAACTGGAGCAGACCATGACACTCGAAGAGATCAGAGCAGAGCAGGCCCGCATCAAGGCGCAGTTCTACGCGCGCAAGGCCCGACTCGACACCGTACGCGCGGAGCGCGAGGCCAACACCACGCTCACCCCGTGGGTGGTGATCGGCGCCATCGCGCCCATGTCAGACTATCACGAGAGCGTTGAGCGCGGATGGTCAACCGACTGAGAGTCTAGCGAGCAGGGTCCGCCCTGCTCAGTACACTTTCAACCAACCAAGGAGCATCACCATGATTCAATTTAAGACCGGCCGCACGTACGACGCGGAGCAAGTGCTCGAGATCACCATCGAGCAGGACAAGGAGGACGAGTTTGGCATCCGCAAGATCACTGCCACGTTCGTCGACGCATCACGCCACATCGAAGGCCGCGTGCACACCGTAGCATCCGCATTCGCAGGCATCGGGCCGATCGTGCTAGAGGCCTACGACGCCGGACATTACACCCCAATTTAACCAAGGAGCATCACCATGAGACTACGCAACAGACCAGTACGCGAGGCCACCAACGAGGAAATAAAAAAGGTGGCGTTGGCATATCGCGACGGGTACGACCTGACCGACGAAGATTGCGAGGAGATCCGCAATCAAGTCGGGATGTTCCACGCCCCCAAGGACGAGACCATCGCGCAGGCGGTGGACGACTTTATTCGAGCATACGAGTGCTAAGGAGAACGACCATGATGAGCAGCACAGAACGGTTCCAGTACGTTAACTGGGCGCTGGATAATTTCCCCGAGTTCGTGACCAACCCGGAGCAGTACCGGGCGTCACAGATCGCGTGGGAGGCGCGTAAGGCGCGCGTGTTTGACCCTGAGTATTTCATGGCGCGCATGCGCTCTGAGGACCTTGTATTCCCCAACGAATAAGGAGCAACACCATGAACCTGTACCAACGAATGATCGCAAAGGCCACCGGCATTGACGACGTCGAAAAGGTCGACATGATTGAGCAGTACATGCGCCAAATTTACTTTCACTCGACGCTGTCATGGCAGACCCAAGAGGAACTGAACACAGCCGCGATCGAGTCCGCCGCGGAATTACAATCCATCAACTGGGACTTTAGATAACCAAGGAGAAGACCATGCAGAAAATTGAACTGCAATCGGTGAAGGTCAAGGCTAAGATCAGCCTGACCGCCGACGACTGGCAACTGTACAGCAACGTGCCAGGCAGAAACCTGACCGCCAAGCGCCTTAATCGGGCCGTGGAGCGTAAACTCGCCAAGGGTGAAATCGGCACCGTGCACGAGGCGCTCTACCCGTTCTCAAAGTGGGGCGCCGCGGACAGTGAGGGATTTTGGGCGCTGTCCAAAATTTTAAGAGACCTGGGATTTGACCCGGAGAAGGCGGTCCGGTGGTGATAGACGTCCTGACCCTCATGGCGGCCTGCGGGGCCGTCATTTTAGTATTCCGCCCTTGGGACCTCGACTAAAAGTAGGGGTAAAAAACCAAGGCAGTACCACAACACAACAAGGAGCATCACATGATTAAAAAAGAAAAAATGCGCGTGTTCGATCACGCAGGCAACGCGGTCACAATCGACGTCACGGTGATCGACGACGAGCGCGACTACGCCATGCTCGAGGAGCCGCCCGAGCCCGTGATCACCGTCACGTATGACGGCGGTTCGTGGGTGGTGTACGGCGACGAAAACTCTGAGCACCCCGACTTCGAGGAGCAATGGTGGCCGGTCGTGATGTACGGTGGGAGCGAGTACGGGGACGAGGCCAAGCACTACGCCAAAAAGTGGGCAAAGGCCGTACGCGGTGTTTGGGAAGAGGTATAATTTAATTTTAACCAAGGAGAATCAAATGGAAAACCAAGGAAACAAGATTGACATCGCGCGCTCGCGCAAACTGTCCGGCGAACTTCTTGCCACCAATGGCAAGTTCGTCACCGTGACATTTGTCAAGAAGGACGGCACCGTGCGCAAGATGAACTGCCGCACGGGCGTGACAAAGCACCTCAAGGGTGGCGAGTCCACGCTCGACGCGGAGCAGTACGTCACCGTGTACGACGTCGCCAAGGCCGCGTACCGCGCGATCAACCGCGACACCATCATCGACATCAGCGGGGTGGAACTATGAGAGAGTCACTCGTTCACTTTGCGGGGGCGAAGCCCAAGTGCTTCACCTCGCACGAGCAGTACAGAGACTGGCGCAAACTAGCGCGCGGAACCGTCACGAACAAAACGTTTGGGCCTTGCATCGACTGCACACCCAAGTTCCAGCAGGACATGATCCGCGCCAAAAAATGCGAGAACCCGTTCGTTGAGTTCCGCATGGTGAAGGTCATGCTACGCGAAGGCGAGACCGTAGACGAGATGCAGGGCTACGTGCGCGTCATAGACGAAGACGACGACGGGAGGTGCTGATCATGCTAACCGTCTTCGGAATCTTGCTCTCGCTGGTCTCGTTCCATGCGGCCGACGTGTTCGGCTTGTCATCCTCATCCGTTGGTGGTATGCTCCTCGGGGTTACCATGATCGGGATGGGTGTGTACTTTGGCAAACGATAAATCGGCAATATCAGGCTACGTTCGTGGCCTGTACTCTTACCAACCACTACCCCTCGACGAGGAGAGGAAACTGTCCGGCATGATACAGGCAGGTGACCGCCCCTCGCTCGAGCGGCTCGTGAAGCACAACCTCCGGTTCGTCATATCCGTCGTGAAGACCACCCCCGAGTGGCGCTACAGCGTGGTGCCACACGAGGACCTGATCGCGATGGGTAACGAGGCGCTACTCAGAGCGGCGAGGAAGTGGGTCCCCAAGAACAACGCGCGCTTCGCAACGTACGCGAAGCCATTCATCATACGCGGGGTTCGGCGGGCGATTGACAACGAGTGGGGGCTGATCCGTCTGCCCGTCAACATCTCCGAGGAGATACGACGGGTGAAGTACGCGGAGAGGTCCCTGATGCAACGACTCGGGCGCGACCCGATCAACGAAGAGATCGCGCACGAGGCAAAGACCCACCCGGACAGGGTGGTGAAACTAAACAACCTGATCGCCCGGGGGCCAATATCCCTCGAGTCGTTCAGCCCTGAAAACTTTCAAGAGGAAGACGAAGAATGAAGGAATACCAATTTACCAACGACTGGTTCGGCGTCGCGCGCAACATGTGGCCCAGCCTGATCAGCAAACTGCCCGACGACAAGTCGTTCTTGGAGATCGGATCGTGGGAGGGCCGCGCCACGGTGTGGATCGCGGAGAACATGGCCGCGGAACAAGACGCGATGATCACGTGCGTGGACACGTGGCAGGGTGGCGAGGAGCACGACCCCAACGAGATGAACGACGTCTTCGCACGGTTCAGCGCGAACATGAGCGCGCTCTCAGACAACCAAAAGGAGCGGGGCAGGAACATCCTGATCCGCGCGATCAGGACCAAGTCATCGCAGGGCCTCGCCGAACTGATACACGAGGAGCGCTCGTTCGACTTTATCTACATCGACGGATCGCACATCGCCAAGGACGTGCTCATCGACGCGTGCATGTCGTGGCCCCTGCTCAAGGCGGGCGGGGTGATGGTGTTCGACGACTACATGTGGTGCGGCTCGCCCCTGCTACTGCACCGCCCCAAGCCCGCGATCGACGCGTTCACCTCGGTCTTCGGTCAGGACATCTACGTGCTACACAACGGCTACCAAGTCGCCATACAAAGGATAAGATGATGGGAGACAAGGATCAGAAAATCATACTGAAGGACGTGTACGGCGAGTCGGGGGACCTGCTCAAGATCGTCGCCACCGACCGGTGGGGCGAGCACGCGTACGACTTCTTGTGGACGCAGGACGAGCCCAACACCCCCGAGAACCGAGAAGAGTTCAGACTTTGGGTGTCCCGGTTTTTAGAGAATAAGGGTTTACTCTAATATGTCCCTGCACAGGTTGCACAGGTCGCACAGGTCTAAGTGCACTCACTTATTCTTTTTTTCTTCTTCTGATAAAATAAAAGAAGAGGTAAGTGGGTTTAGACCTGTGCGACCTGTGCAACCTGTGCAGCAAATTTCATAATGTGGAATGACCATGGAAAAACCAACAAAAATTGATGTGGACTTCGAGCGGATACCGTTCGAGCTCAAAAAGATCCCGCGGTGGGTTATGTGGCGATTTGTGGAGATTGGCGAGGGTGAGAGCCGTCGCTGGTCCAAACTGCCCGTGCAGGCGAACATGCACGCCGCGAGCAGCACCAACCCCGGCACTTGGACAGACTTCCTGAGCGCGCAGAACGCGTACCAAACCGGCAAGTTCGACGGTGTGGGGTTCGTGTTCGACGGATCTGACGGGCTGGTGGGTGTCGACCTGGACGATTGCTACGCCGGGGGGCAGTTTACGAGCCCCGAGGCGGCCCGCATAGCCTCGGAGGTAGAGGGGTACATGGAGGTCTCTCCGAGCGGCACAGGGGTCAAGATATTCACGCTGGCGGCCATCCAATCCGCGCACGTAGACCACGACAAGGGGCTGGAGATCTACCCACGCGGGCGCTACTTTACGGTGACGGGCCAACACATCGGCGGTGCGATACCAACGTCCCCAATTGATCTGTCCCCATTTATCCCGGAGAGATCCGTTCGCATGACGGGTGACGCGTTCGCGGACTACACACCGCCCGTGGCGGAGTACGACGTCGCACGGGTGGAGTCCGACCTGCTCGCGCACCTCGACGCTAACTGCGGGTACTCGGAGTGGCTACGCGTGGGCATGGCGCTCCACCACCAGTTCAACGGCGACGTGGAGGCGTGCGAGGCGTGGGATCGTTGGTCCGCGACCACCGAGGGCAACTACCACCCCGGCGAGTGCGCCCGGAAGTGGGACAGTTTTACCAAGGGCAAGGGCGCGACTCTGCGCTCGATCATATTCGAGGTGAACCAAGTAAAGAAGAGCGAGGCGCTCGCCCGGGGTGAGATCGTGCTCGACCCCGCGCCTCTGAACCACGCGGCGGAGTATCTCGAGTCGGAGCACACCAACGAGGAGGGCACCACGCTCGTGCACTACGCGGCGGAGTTCTTCAAGTACACGGGCAACTGCTACGAGCCCGTCGAGGACGCCACGGTGCGATCTAAGATGTACGCGTTCTTAAACAAGTGCAACAAGACGGACCGCCGGGGCAACCTGATACCGTTCGCGCCCACGCCACCACTGGTGAGCGCCGCGATCGACGCGTTGCAGGCCACGGTGCACCTGCCACAGAGTGCGCACTCGCACCCGCCGGTGTGGCTCGAGGGGTTCGGCAAGAGCAAGCCCGAGGCGTCGAAGCTGATCAGCCTGAAGAACGGGCTCTTCCACCTCGAGGACTCGGTGCTACTGCCGCACACGCTCGGGTTCTTCACGCTGAACAGCCTGCCGTTCGAGTACGACCCGACGGCGAGCTGCCCGGTGTGGGAGGGATTCCTCGAGCAATTGTGGGGGCACGACAGTGAGTCGGTGGACACCTTGCAGGAGATCTTCGGGTACATCCTGTCGGGCGAGACCGACCAGCAGAAGTTCTTCAACGTCATCGGCCCTCGCCGTAGTGGCAAGGGGACGATCAACAAGGTGCTCGTGGACCTGCTAGGACAGCACAACACGGTAGCGCCGGAATTAGGAGAGTTATGTGACACGTTCGGACTACAGCCATGGCTTGGCAAACTACTTGCATCGTTTACGGACGCGCGTGCGCCGGAGAGGAACCGTAGCGCTGTTGTTTCTCAGCTTCTGCGTATTGTTGGTGGTGATACCGTAACCGTGAACCGCAAGAACCGCGAGGCGTGGAACGGGTACCTGCCAACTCGTATCGTGATCTACTCGAACGAGGTGATGCAGTTAACCGAGAACAGCAACGCGCTCACCGGCCGGATGATCGTGCTCAAGATGACTAACTCGTTCTACGGCAGGGAGGACACGCAACTCTCCACCAAGCTGAAGGCCGAGCTCTCGGGCATATTCAACTGGGGCATGGAGGGCCTGCGCCGTCGCAAGGCGCGCGGTGGCAAGTTCGTGCAGCCCGCGTCGGGCACGGAGCTCTTGCACGTGATGGAGGAGCTCTCCAATCCGCTAGGCACGTTCATCGAGGACACGCTGGTACTTGACGACAAGGCGAGCATCAGCAAGGACGACCTGTACCATGTCTTCAAGCGGTGGGCTACGGCTCGCGGGATACACCCGGGCACGGACCTGACATTCAAGCGCCAGTTCTTGGCGGCGACGAGTGACAAGCCGATACGGATCACGCAGACGAGCAACGGCGAGGCACGGGTCAGGGTGTACCAAGGGATACGCTTCCAGGAGCGCGCCCAGCAGTACGTGGACAGCGTTAACAACTCTCTTATGAGCGAGGACTTTTTATGATAATAGGAATAGGCTCAGACATTGTGAGCATTGACCACGTGGGCAACTGCTACAAGAAACAATCCTGGGCGTTCGTGCACAGGATCCTTGGCAAGCTGGAGCTCGACTACTTCGCGCAGATTTCCGACAACCGCGCCATGTCGGTGAGCTACTTGGCTCGCCGGTTCGCTGCGAAGGAGGCCACGCTGAAGGCGTTGGGGATAGGCATGAGCTCAGACCTAGACCTGAGAGACGTTCAGATACTGAACGACTTCAAGGGCAAGCCCGAGCTTCACATCGAAAAGCCCGGCTTGTTCCCGCACCGCGCGCACGTTACAATCACGGACAATCACCGCGACGTTGTCGCGTTCGTCCTTATCGAATCAAACTAAAGGAGAATCAAAATGTCTGACCAAATAAACTACGCATTTCCGTCTGAGAACGACCAAAGTAAACTGTACCACTATGTTAACAAAGGCATGACCTTGCGTGACTATTTCGCGGCCAAAGCAATGCATGCCATATTGGCGAGTGGTGATATAAAACCAGATGCAAGTCAACTATTAGCACATGAAGCATATAAAGTTGCGGAATCCATGCTAAATCAATCTTCACGCTACAAAGGAAAATGAGAATGAATATGCACCCCTCGGGCATGACCCAAGAGCGTTGGGACTGGCCGTTCAAAACGGCCGAGGAGCGCAAGCTCGTCGTGAAGTATTTCAGGAAGCAGGGCAAAGTAGATCCAGTACAAGAATATGGGGAGGCGCCGCTATGAGCATCGTCGGAAGAATTGGGAAGTGGACGTCAAAGGCCGCGCTCGAGGAGGCGCTCCAACAGGTGGGCGATGAGGACCCGGTGATGGTGGTGAGCATCAGCAGAACCGATCAGCAGATGCGCTACTGGACCGCGAACTGCAACAACATGGAGGCCAACTGGATGGCTGACAACATCAAGGACGACGTCATGGGAGGACGGCTATGACTGACCTACGCAAAGCAGCAGAGCAGGCCATAGAAGCGATTATGCACGGCGGCGTGAAAGAACAGGCCGCAGCAGTTTACGAATTACGCCAAGCACTAAATGTCGATGCCGTAAACATATCAGCAAAATGTGTCGATGAAACGGCAAAACATGAACATGAGCCTGTGGAGTACACGGGAAACGGAACTGCCGGTCGTGAGGCAGATGTGCGCCCGGCTGGATATTTCTTTAAGATGAACGACATGGTGAACCACCCACCGCACTACAAATCCGGCGGGATCGAGACGATCGACTTCATCGAGGCCAAAGAGCTGCCCTACCACCTGGGCAACGTGGTGAAGTACATCAGCCGCGCGGGTATCAAGTCGCACTGCCCGATCGAGGATCTGAGAAAGGCGCAGTGGTACCTAAACCGATACGTGCAACTTATGGAGAAAACAAATTGAATTTATTTGAGAATCAGTACCTTGTACAAAATGGGGGCGCCGGAGAGTTCTTGCTGTGGATGCTACTGGTGATCGTGTTCGCGATTTGGATTGGAATGAGGGAGGACAAGAATGGCAGAGGCAGGTAAGGGATCGCGGCACCGCCCGATCGAAGATCGTGACAATTTTGAAAAGAACTGGGACCGCATATTCGGCGGTGTCAGTTCGCCGTGCGTTGACGTGTGCGACATGGACTACGCCGCAAACGTGTGCCACGGGTGCCACCGCACCCTGGACGAGATAGCGGCGTGGGGCTACGCGAACGACGACGAGCGGCAGCGCATCCTCAACAACGTAGAGGAGCGAAAGAAGCATGCCCAAAGTAACAACGCTTAGCCTGGCAGAACTATTAAGAGCGCAGACTCAAAATGAGGCCGACCTAGCATTCGCAAAGGTCGTAGAGCTTATGGAGAAGCACGGCGTGTGCTACTGCCGTTTTACGATAGAGGACGGGGTTCAAATCATCGACCCCCGTTACAATCAACGCATTGTAGGAGTCATATCAGATGCCTAAGAACTGGGGCTATTACCACGTAGACTGTGGGCACTTTCCGTCACAAATAAAGCTGTGTTTTTCTAACGAGACATTCCAACGAGTGCTCAAGGACCACGGCATCACCGAGAAGGCCACCGCGCTAGACGAGGGCATCGCGGAGACGCACTACCTGACCGACGGCAAGCACGCGGTGATCATCATGGCGTTCGACCTGAAGGAGTGCGTGGAGGAGGATCCTGCGTTCTTGGCGGGCGTGATCGCGCATGAGGCAACGCATTGCGTGTGCAGGATATTCGAGCACATCGGCGAGTCACCGGAAGAGATCGGTGAAGAGTCGCGCGCGTATTTGACCGAGCACATTGTCAAGCAGATCACCACCGGGATCAACATGGAGATCCAGAAGAATGTTAGAAAAGAGCATCGAGCAGCATCTAAGCAAAAAGGTAAAGGAGCTGGGGGGTCTCAGCCTAAAGTGGATCAGCACGATAACGGGGGTCCCGGATCGGATAGTGTTTCTGAAAAATCAAATACACCTGGTCGAGCTAAAAACAAGAACAGGGTCGCTATCAAAAAGACAGCTGTTAGTGTTCGCTCAATTAGCCGACTTAGGGCATCCGGTAACCGTATTAAGGTCTAAGGAAGACGTCGATGAGTTTCTACAAAAATAATGTTAAGTACAGAGGAACGCAACGCGGCCACATCGGCAGAGCCCTTGGCAAAGCCAGGGAAAGGTCCAAAGAAAAAAACTTGCCTATTGATATCGACCTAGACTACTTGTGTTCAATTGCCACCGATCGCTGCCCGGCGTTTGGCACCGTCTTTGATTGGGGTCAAAAGGGAGACAAAAAAGCAAGCCCAGATGGCCCCTCGTTGGACCGCATTATTCCAGATCTTGGCTATGTTAGAGGCAACGTCGTGTTCATATCTAACCAGGCGAATAAAATAAAACAAGACGTAACCGAAAAAGAACTGTACGCCGTAGCCGATTGGCTACACGACAAACGAAAGGAAGTGCTAAATGCTTTCAAGGACAAACCTGCACCAGTACCAAAACCGCTTGATAAACCTGGCAGGAAGGATCCCGCACATGGGTCTGTTCATGGAGCCGGGGTTGGGAAAGACTGTGACGGCGCTCAGCATCATCAAGGAGAATTCTTCGGGGCGGACACTGGTCATTGCGCCTAAGCGCGTGGCCGAGTCGGTGTGGGCCCAAGAGTGCCAAAAGTGGGAGCACCTAAAAGATATGCGCGTGATTAAGATCATGGGATCGCAACGCGAGAGACTAACCGCTCTGCACCAGTTTAATTGTGACGTGTTCATCATCAACGTCGAGAACGTTCCATGGCTCGTTGACAACTGGATCTCTGGACTATTTGAGAACCTGATCGTGGACGAGAGCTCGCGGTTCAAGGACCCGAGCACGAAGCGGTTCAAGGCGATCAAGAAGGTGCTCAACGAGTTCAAGCGCAGGCTGATACTAACGGGCACGCCAACGCCGCAGGGCATGGGAGATCTGTGGTCCCAGGTTGGCATTTTAGATCGCGGCGAGCGGCTAGGGAAAACCCTTACCGCGTTCCGCGACACGTACATGTTCGCCGCCGAGCGGAACAGGCACACGAACGTTGTGTATAAGTGGGCTGTAAGGCCGGGCATGGATTGTCAGATCCGAGACCGCGTTTCTGACATCTGCTTCAGCCTGCGCGCCGAGGATTACTTGACCCTGCCGCCCCTGACTAACTTGTACCATACATGTACGATATCGTCGGAGGTCATGGCTAAGTACAAGCAGCTGCGCAAGGAGCTGGTGACGGAGATCGACGGCAAGGAGGTCACCGCGGTGACAGCCGCGGCGCTCGCCAACAAGCTCTTGCAGTTCACGAGCGGCACGCTCTACACCGAGGAGGGTGAGGCGCAGAGCTCGGAGGAGAAGATCGAGTTCTTGGAGTCGCTGATCGAGGAGAACCCGCACCCGACGCTGGTCTTCTACCACTACAAGACCGCGCTCAAGAAGCTCAAGGAGCGCTTCCCTGAGGCGCAGGAGCTCTCGGACGACAACCTGGACATGTGGAGAGCGGGCAAGATCAAGATCATGCTGGCGCACCCACAGTCGGGCGGCATCGGCCTGAACCTACAGTGCAACGAGGGTCAGATCGCGCAGGTGGCCTGGTACGACCTGCCCTGGAGCTCAGAGAACTACATCCAGGCCAACGCCAGGGTGTACCGGCAGGGTCAGGAGAAGCCCGTGATCATTCACCACATACTGCTGGGTGGCACGATCGACGAGCAGGTGGTGAAGGTGCTCGAGGGTAAGATCAGCGCGCAGGAGGCGCTCATGAACGACTTGAAGATGGAGGGGTGATGGACAGGGTACAACTATTTAATGAGATTGTGCGAGCGTCCCGAGCGATCGGGGTGCCCAGCACGGACGCGACCAGCCTGGACCAGAAGCTCTCGGAGGTAAACCTTGACAGCCTTGACACGTTGTTAGTAAGCATTTACTATTGTGATGTGTACGGGATTTCCGAAGAGCAGGCCAAGAAGTTGCAACCAAAGACGCTCGGGGAGATCTATGAGTTTATCGATCAGAACAAGACAAGAGAGCCTAAGACCATGGAGGAGGCGCTGAAGAAGATACGATGAGGATATACCTGACAAAGTACAGCACGCTCAGCACCGAGGCGCTTCACCTGGTGGAGGACCACGCGTACCCCCAGCGAGCGCACTTCTTCCCGGAGCTGTTCAAGGCCACAAAGTCTGGGCTGTTCTGCACCCCGCAGCGCGCCATAGAGCGCGTGGTCACCCCGGAGATGGTGAGCTACATCCGCGGCAACCCGGTGCCCGGCAAGACCGGGTTCATACTAGCCGGTGGCTCACAGTCTTGGAACTCCGGCGGCGTGCCCGTGGACGAGCGGTACTTTGACAACTCCCTGGCGTACGCGTACAAGATGGAGATCCTCACCGTCACGAACATCTTCGGGTCTCGCATCGCCTCGCAGATCGGCGCCACGGATTACACCGCGACAGACGCGAGCACGTGCGCGTCTAGCCTGAAGGTATTGATGGACGTGCGCCACCTGATCAACCTGTACGGCTTCGACCGGGTGGTGGTGCTAGGCTTTGAGGACACCATAAAGAACCAGCTCCTCACGTTTTTTGGGTCGTCCATGACCACGCTAACCAAGAAGGACGACGACCTCGGAGCGAAGCCGTCCTCATTCGACAAAGTCAACCGTGGCTTTTACCTGGGCCAGGGTGCGGTGCTCGCCGTGTTCGAGTCGGACAGGGCTCTCAAGGACAGCCCCAACGCAGAGCTCCTGGGGGCCTACACGGCCTCGGAGCACAACGCCAACCCCATAGGCCAGCTCGAGGACGGGCAGGGCTACACGAGGGCCATACTGGGCGCTCTGGGGGATCGCAGCCCGTCGGAGGTGGCGCTGATCAAGACGCACGGCACCGGCACCGGCATGAACAACAAGTCGGAGCGAGCCGCGATCGAGGGTCTCTTCGATGAGTTCATCGCGACATCGTACAAGCCACGCATCGGGCACACCATGGGCGCGAGCGGGTTGTTGGAGACCTGTCTGCTACTGGACAGCATAAAAAAGGGAGAAATACCAGAAATAAAGAACAGAACAGAGCGAGACACACGATTCATATCAGAGCCCCAACCCGTTCCGAGGGGGCTCATGCTCTCGCTCGCGGCCGGCATGGGGAATGTTTTTTCGGCTGCACTATTTAATTATCATGATTATCACAAAATATAAAATAAATTGCGCCGCTCCACGGTTGTCAGACGAGGAGCCGGACTTGATGGAGCAGGAGGATGTGGAGGGGATAACGTCGACGAGCTCAGAGGGGTGGGTGCCGTGGACGCACGACGACTTGATCGACATTCGCAAGATCATGGAGAGCAAGATGCCGGTGAAGCAGCGAGAGGTTGTGGAGGCGTTCCTGATGGGGAACACCGCCTCGGACCTTGACGTCACCGAGAAGTACTGGAGGTATCATTTGAAACGAGCGCTTGAGCTCATACGCAAGGAGATGGGAATATGAAGCACTACAAAGAGCTGTCAGAGATTGAGAACATCAGCATAGACCTGGAGGTATTCGCGAGCGCCGTGCGCGTGATGGCGTTCGGTGCGACAGAGGCTTGCAAGCGAGACGTGGACAACATGATGCACCACATCTCCTCCGAGCTAGACAAAATAAACGCAAAGCTCGGGCATTCCTTTAATGAACTGTGGGATTCCGTACGCAAGGAGACTTTTGATGACACAAAAGAAGACTAGGTTTGATCTTGAGGACGCGATCATGCGCCTGTGGAGCTCTGACCAAGACGTGGACACGCTGTTCAAGTACTACTACGACCGCCAGGGGGAGGTTGACGTAGAGGAGGTGGCGAACGCTCTGCTGGGCATAAAGCAACTGATCCACATGCGCGGGATGCTAGCGTTTGAGTTATTTGAGAAACTGTTAAAAGAAGAGAAATTATGAACCGTGAGATGAGACGACTGCTGGCGAAGCAGATGAAGCCCATGAAGGACCCAATCAAAGAGGCACAGCGCGTAGAACGAGCCTCGGCCATGACCAAGGTCCTGATCAACCAGGCCCTGGGCACGGTCAAGGCGGCCAATCCACCGCCAGACACCAGCAAGAAATCCAGGAAGAAACACCCCAAGGGTAGCAGGGCGAGAATGGGTGGTTGTTTGCATAAGTGGAAGTAGGGCACGTCGGGAGACGCCCCTTACCCACCACATTCTGTAATTGAGAGGAAGACCATGGAAGGCTTCAAGAGACTACCTAAGATGGCCGGAGGCGGTCAACCACCCAAGCCAGAGGGCACCGTCATGCCGGCGCCGGTGCGCCCGTTTAACCCCATGTCGCCACCCAAGAAAGAGGGCGTGCGCGGATCGGGCAAGACCCTGGCAGAGCTCATGGGCATGGACAAAAAGAAGCGCGGCGGAAAGGTGTGCAAATAATGGCTACAGCATCCAAACCCGGCTTGTACGCCAACATCGCCGCGAAGCGTGAGCGGATCTCTAAGGGCTCAGGCGAGAAGATGCGCCAGCCCGGGCAAAAGGGCGCGCCCACCGCCAAGGCGTTTAAAGAGTCAGCGAAGACAGCTAAAAAGTAATGGCAAAACAAAAGTTTGTGTTCAAGCCCGAGATGTGCGAGACGCTCATCGAGATGGGCAAGCTGGGCGCGTCACAGAAGATGATGTGGTCCGAGCTCGGCATCAGCAAGGACGTGGCCGAGAACTGGAAGAAGAAGTACCCGGAGTTTGCGGACGCGCTCGGAGTGGCCCTGGTGCACTCCCAGGCGTTCTGGGAGCGTGAGCTGCTAGCCAACGTCGGCAACAAGGCGTTCAACTCCAGGATTGCGGAGATCGCGCTGCGCGGTCAGTTCCCTACAGACTACAAGGAAACTAGAGACCAGAAGCTAGAGGTCAAGGCGGATGTGGTGGTGGACTTCACCGGCGCGGTTAACGACCTGATCTCTCAGTTAAAAACAGCAAAACAATAACCAACTAAATTAGTCAACTACTGAACGGGACAGCCCAAAAAGCTGTCCCGTTTTGTATTAGTAGTAGTACAACTTAACCGCTAAACAGGAAAACCGTCATGACCGCTCACGCCGTTCTATCAGCCTCCGCATCAAAACGTTGGCTAACCTGCACCCCCTCGGCCCGTCTCGAGGCCACACTCCCAGAAGTAAAACGATCCGCTGGCAGCTTTGATTACAGCCAGGAGGGCACCATGGCGCACACACTGGCCGAGGTGAAGCTTCGCCACCACTACGGCCAGATTGGGTTTGAGGAGTTCAAGAGAGAATCCGAAATCATCAAAGCAACACCCTACTACAATGAGGAGTTTGAAGAGTATGTCGATAACTATGTGCTATTTGTACGCAGTCAAATTGGTGAGGGGGATACTCCGCTATTTGAGCAACGCGTGGATTATTCTGACTGGGCTCCTGACGGATTTGGTACTGCTGATGTCGTGGTACTGTCGAAGCACAAGGTTAGAGTCATCGACCTCAAGTTCGGCAAAGGCATCCCCGTCGAAGCCAAGGACAACTCGCAGCTCAGGCTCTACGCGCTCGGAGCCTGGAGCAAGTTCAAAGAAGACTACCCGGACATCAAAGAAGCCGAGTACACCATCGTCCAGCCCCGCCTCGACAGCATCACAAGCGACGGCACCTCGATCGCGAAGCTCGTCGACTGGGCGAACTACTTCGTCAAGCCAAAAGCCAAAAAGGCCTGGGCGGGCTCGGGCGAGTTCGTAGCCGGGGATCACTGCCAGTTCTGCCGCGCGAAGGCCACGTGCCGCGCACGATCGGATTTTGTGAACGAGGTCGCCGCGCTAGAGTTTAGAGAGCCGGCGCTGTTGAGCGATGACGAGATAGAGCTGGCGTTCTCCAGAGCCTCTGACCTGAAAAAGTACGTCAGCGATTTGGAGTCATACTTCACCGACCGCGCGATAGAGAAGGGCGTGTCCCCCAAGGGGTACAAGCTCGTCACCACCAAGACTCACCGGCGCATAACCGACGAGCCCCTGGCCGCGACGATACTGCTTGACAAGGGATTCAAAACGGAGGAGATTATGGAACCGGCCTCGTTAAAGTCGATCGCGAAGCTGGAGAAGCTCGGGAAGAAGGGTTACGTGTCGGACCTGTTGTCGGTGCTGGTGGTAAAGCCGGAGGGGTCCCCCAAGCTTGTCAAGGACGAGAACGACGCCGCGGAGGATTTCAAGTGAGCAGACGACAACAGATAGCGGACAACTACGTGGGCGGGGATGAGTTCCTGTTCATGGACCCGGAGTACTTCGACGAGGCCATCATAGGTGTCGCGTCCAACTCGGTTGGCATGTCGGCCGTCGCGTACAGCGAGCCCAAGGTTATTGAGCTACTAATCAAGCACGACAAGATGACCCCAGACGAGGCCATGGAGTACTACCAGTTCAACATCCTGGGTGCTTACTTGGGAGAGAACACCCCGGTGTTCATTGATGACGTGGTGCTAGAATGAGCCCGCATGTTTTCTTGAGCCTGGTAGGTTTGATGTACATACTGACCACGATCTCGTACTTCAAGGTTCGCCGTATCGGAATGATGATCGCGTTCGTGGGGTACACAATCGGGCAGATTGGACTTATAATTGATTCCTTTGAAGTCGGAGATAAATCAGAGTAGAATTGCAGTACCGGTATGGACCCGCCGGATTCCAGGGTCATTACGTTAAACAAGGAGCCTAGTATGGCAAAGTCAGTAAAAATAGTAATCGGACCAGTTCGTTTTTCCTACGAGTCGGTCTTCGAACCTCGAGCGATGCAAGAGGGAGCAACCCCCAAGTACTCAATTTCTTTGTTGATACCTAAGACGGACAAAGAAACCGTTGACAAAGTCAAAAACTCTGTTGAGCAATCAAAGGAAGAAAACAAAGAGATCTGGGGTGGTAAGATCCCAGCAGTGCTCAAGGGTGGTCTTCGTGACGGTGACGCTGAGAAGCCAGACGATCCTGCGTACAAGGGCATGTACTTTATCAACGCGAACAGCCAGCAAAAGCCAGGCGTTGTTGACGCCGACCTGAATCCCATCCTGGACCGTTCGGAGTTTTACTCCGGCTGCTACGGACGCGCGTCGATCAGCTTCTTCGCGTACAACACCAGTGGCTCCAAGGGGATCGGCTGTGGTTTGAACAACGTGCAAAAGCTCAAAGATGGCGATAAACTTGGTGGTTCATCAACCGCCGCCGAAGACTTTGCAAATTAAAGGCTTCGTTAACACAGCAACAGTAAATTAAATAGGAGTTTAATATGTCAAAAGCAGTTAGCTTAGACTTTTCAAAGTTCTTTCCGACCGACCAGTCGTTTGTCGCCGTGAAAGCCCGCGCGTCACAGGGCGATGATTTTTATATCAACCTGGCGTTTGGTGACGGTGAGAACAAGGTCACCTACTACGCGAGCGAGCACAACGCCAAAGAGACACTCAAGCAGATGCAGTTCATGCTCGAGGGTTTGGAGAAGAGCATGGAGTTCTTGCAGAAGGCGATCACGCTGCCCGTGTCGCCGGAAGAGATCAACCCAGTGTTCAAGTGGTTTGATAACGCCCAGGGCGCAGTAGCCAAGGCCCCGGCGAAGAAAGCCGCCAAGAAAAAGAAAAGCGTTGTAAAGTAGTACCCTGTAGTTGTTGTGCACTAGCCGCCGGCAGAACACCGCCGGCGGTTTCCCCTAACACACCAAGAAAAGAACCATGGACCAATACCAAGAGTACATAGCCGCTAGCAGATACGCGCGGTTTTTAGACGACAAAGGACGTCGTGAGCAGTGGAGCGAGACCGTGTGGCGTTACGTTGACTACGTCTTCTCACGCACCCCGGCGATTAAAGACAACACAGAACTCAAGGATCGCATCTACAAGGCAATTTATGACATGAAGGTCATGCCCTCGATGCGCGCCGTTATGACAGCAGGAAAGAGCGCAGACCGTGATAATACCTGTATCTACAATTGTTCGTATCTCCCCGTCGACGACCCGAAGTCTTTCGATGAAGCTATGTTCATCCTGCTCTGCGGTACTGGCGTCGGGTTCAGCGTTGAATCTAAATACATTACTCAGCTGCCAGAGGTGCCGGAGCACCTTTTTGAAAGCGAACATGTTATCGCTGTCCACGACTCCAAAGAAGGATGGGCCAAAGCCCTCCGACTCCTCATCGCGCATCTCTACGCTGGCGAAGTACCTAAGTGGGACGTCAGCAAGATCCGACCAGCAGGAGCCAGACTCAAGACCTTTGGAGGCCGAGCGAGCGGACCAGGACCCCTCGTGGACCTATTCACGTTCGCGGTTAACACCTTCAAGCACGCCCAAGGACGGAAGCTGAACACGCTCGAGTGCCACGATCTGATGTGCAAAATTGGTGAGGTGGTGGTCGTGGGTGGCGTTCGCCGCTCGGCCATGATCTCTTTGTCCGACTTGGACGACGAAAGGATTCGCCATGCTAAATCTGGACCTTGGTGGGAGACTGCACCGCATCGTGCTCTCGCTAACAACTCGGCTGTCTTTGGAGAGACACCAACAGTTGGTAAGTTTATGGAAGAATGGCTTAGTCTTTATAATTCTCATTCTGGGGAGCGCGGTATATTTAATCGCGAAGCCGCTAAGAAAACTGTTGCCAAGTATGGTCATCGCGATCCTAATTTTGATTTCGGTACAAATCCTTGCTCCGAAATTATTCTGCGACCCTACCAGTTTTGTAACCTTACCGAAGTGGTGGTAAGACATGACGATACGATCGAGACTCTTAAAGATAAAGTTGAGGTGGCGACGATACTGGGAACAATTCAGTCCACCTTTACAAAGTTTCCGTATCTGCGAAAGGTGTGGCAGCGCAACACCGAGGAAGAGAGACTGTTGGGAGTGTCTTTGACAGGCATCTACGACAACATGAGAATGGTCACGCTCGGTCAAGACCTTGACCGTTTATTGGGCGAGCTGAGAGAGCACGCCAGAAAGGTAAATCATGAGTATTCGGAAAAATTTGGCATTGCGAAATCAGCTGCAATTACTTGCGTCAAGCCATCAGGCACGGTCTCGCAGCTTGTTGATTCCGCTTCGGGGATACATCCTAGACACTCCAAGTTCTACATCAGACGAGTCAGGGGCGATATTAAAGATCCACTATCATCCTTCCTTATCAACCAGGGAGTTCCGTCGGAGTCTTGCGTCTACAAACCAACCCAGACAGTCGTCTTCAGCTTCCCGCAAAAAGCCCCCGACGGCCTGACGCGTGAGGACGTGACGCCTGTGAGCCACCTAGAGACATGGCTAGAGTACCAGCGCGAGTGGTGCGAGCACAAGCCGTCTGTTACAATCTCGGTTGAGGAGAAGGATTGGCCCTCGGTTGGCGCGTGGGTGTGGGATCACTTTGACGAGATCTCAGGCGTGTCATTCCTGCCGTACGATGGTGGCACGTACCGCCAGGCGCCGTACGAGGAGTGCACCGAAGAGCAGTACAATGAGCTCAAGGCAAAGATGCCAAAGATTGACTGGTCTTTGTTTAAGGAGCAGACTGACAACGTGGAGGGCGCGCAGATGCTGGCTTGCGTAGCAGGGTCATGCGAGATCTAAGCGTTTGGAAGTGCCCGCCGCTGAATCTTTGGAATTGGAACTTAGCTTGGAAATGGAGGCAGTAAATGTTATTAACTGGTTTGACACTTATATTTGTAATGGCTAAGCTGCTGGGGTACGTTGACTGGTCCTGGTGGTTGGTGCTACTACCTGCTATCATCAAAGTACTGATGACGGTGTTGTCCTTGTTGGTTGTGTTTATTGGTGTGTCTCTTGGCAAAGAGATTAAGTTGCCAAAAGAGTAGTTTGTTGTTCCTTGGTGAAGTAGCCTTGGGGGTGCTAGGCAGGCCTCGAGAGGATGTGGCAAGCGGCGTATTTTCCTGCCTTCATAACCGCGTGCAGTAGCCACAAAATCTGGCCCCCTTTTTTGTAAAACAATCACACGCCGATGCGTCGGCCCGCCTTAGGAGCGTTTATGACAGTCCAAGAAGTTCTCGCATTACTAACCCAAGAAAAATCTAACGCGTTCAAGAACAACGCGCCCCCGCCGTTCATACAAGGCCTTGAGCACGCCATCGCCGTGATCCGGATCAAGATCCGTGAGGAGGTTAAAGATGAACGTGTCAATTGACTTTGAGACCCGTAGCCGGGTCGACCTGCCAAAGCTTGGCCTGGACAAGTACTCCAGGGACCCGAGCACCGAGGTGATCTGCATGGCGTACTCGTTCGGGCCCGCCGAGCCGGAGATATGGATACCGAGCGAGACCCCGGCGCCGGATTGGCTTCTCGACGAGACCACCAGGTTCTCCGCGTGGAACGCGGCGTTTGAGGTGAACATCCTCCGCCACGTGCTCAAGGTGCCGGTTCAGTGGGAGCAGTTCACGGACAGCATGGCCGTGGCCGCCTCTAACAACCTGCCACAGTCCCTGGCGGACGCCGCGCAGGTGCTGAACCTATCCCAGCAGAAGGACGCCGCTGGCGACCGTCTGATACAGAAGCTCTCCAAGCCGCAGCGCAACGGCGAGTTCTGCTACGACCCGGTGCTGCTCTCGCAGATGTATGAGTACTGCAAGCAGGACGTGCGGACCGAGATGGCGGTGCTCAGGAAGTGCCGCAACATGTCCAGCTCCGAGCAGCGCGTGTGGGTGATGACGCAGAAGATTAACGACCGTGGCGTGCCCGTCGAGGTGAACGAGCTACAGAACGCGATCGGCACCGTGGCGGTTAACAAGGCGAAGATCGCCTCGGAGATCACCGTGCTAACCGGCGGGATCACCGCGAACCAGCCCGCCAAGATAGCGATATGGTTGGAGGAGGCGAACATCAAGGTGGACGACCTCACCGCGGAGACGGTTCGTAAGCTCTTAGAGCGCGACAATATACCCGACAAAATCCGTCGGGTATTAGAGCTGCGCCGTCAGGGGTCGCTCACGAGCGTGGCGAAGTTTGAGAAGATGCTACAGGTTCAGGTCGGTGGCAGGATCCGTAACACCCTGGTCTACCATGGGGCTAGCACGGGCAGATTCGCCTCTAGGGGCGGTCTTAACCTACAGAACATAGCTAGACCCCACCTGAAGGACGAGAGCCTCCTGGAGGCCATTGAGCGCGTCCTGGTGGAGGGTCGCGGCGGGACTATGGACGAGCTGTCGAGCCTTGTGCGTAGTGTAATAAAAGCCCCCGCCGGCCGTACATTCTTGGATGCTGACTTCTCGTCAATCGAGAACCGTGTGGCGTCATGGATAGCCGGTCAAAATGACAAGGTAGAGATGTTTCGTCAGGGTCTTGACGAGTACAAGACCTTCGCGTCGAGCAGTCTTTATCGTGTGCCATACGAGGAGGTCACCACCGAGATGCGCCAGATCTCCAAGTCCGCCGTGCTGGGTTGCATGTTCGGTCAGGGATCACGTGGGCTGATTGAGTATGCCGATGGGATGGGGGTGAAGATGACGCCCGAGCAGAGCGAGCAGGCCGTGCGCGCGTACCGAGACTCCTACCAAAAGGTGAAGTCGGCTTGGTACGACTATGAGAGGTCCGCGATCTCAGCGGTGCGCGTCCCGGAAACGCCGGTGAAATCAGGCCGCGTTCTCTTTAAGTACACGAAAGGCACTCTTCTCATGCAGCTCCCGAGTAGCCGTATCATCTGCTGGCAGGGCCCCAAAGTCGAGGCTCAGCTGACCCCCTGGGGCGAGATGAGAGACGGCGTCACCGTGTTCAACCAGAACACTCTGACTCGGAAGTGGGGCCGTAACAAGCTTATTGGTTCGAGTATGTTTCAGTCGGCTGTCCAGGCGACTGCGAGAGATATGCTTACCGAGGCCATGCTCAGGCTTGAGGAAAACGGATTTGAAATGGTCAACACTATTCACGACGAGATTCTCCTGTTAGCAGAGGAGGCAGACGCCGAGTCCGCCTTAGATCGTGTGGTGCAAATCATGACCACGCCACCTAAGTGGGCTCCTGATTTTCCGCTCGCGGCGGAGGGTTGGGTCGGAGCTAGGTACCGTAAGTGATCAGCAGTTCCACTTGCGAAGGGCTTTGTTGATGCGGCTGTCAGGATCGTTCGCGGTCTTGGCAGACGTGAGCTTTTTCTTCATGCCAGACATCCTAGAGCAGAACGAGTCGCGCCTGGCGCCACCCTCTGGCTGTGGCCGCTTGAGCGTGCCACCGGTCTCGGCGTGGTAAGATGCGCGACCCTTGGCGTTCAACCCGCCCTCTGGGTTCTTGCCCTCCTTGCGCTGCCACGCCGCGGTCTTGCCACCCTTCGCGTACTGGGCGAGCCCACCATCTGCTTTTTTAAGGGGTGAATAACGCGGCAGGTCGTATGTACCAGACGCTTCGTTTATCGCTCGAACCTCTTCATCCGACAGCACTCGATTGACGCGCATGTCGCCACTGATCAGCCAGTTGCCTTCCATGTTGGGGCTGGTCTTATAGCGGTAGTGACCACCGAATGGAATCTCGTCTGTTATGTGGGCCGTGCGCGGAATAATAAGTCCAGACTTATTGCGCTGTGCTCGTTCATTAGCAATTTTCTGCCAGTTCACATCGGCTGGCATGTCTACCTCTGCCCACACTTGCTCTGGAGGTCGCAGGTCCGGGGCTTTAAGATTTGGATTTGATTTAGCGCCAATGTGTGTTGCTATTGGCAAATCTCCAGCGTGCCATCCTGGCCTATAAGCAAGCTCACCTAATTTGGATTTAACCTTACCAGTTGCCGACAGAGGCCCTACTTCCGCCTGAAGCCATTCACCAACGGGCACAGGCTTATTAGCATTTACAAAGAGCGGGTAAAGAGTCTCCGGATCGTTAGTCTTTCTGCGAAATAACTTGTAAGCTTTAACCATCTCCTTAAACACATCTCCGCCTTTTGCCAAATTTACGGGGCCCCCTTCTTTATAATCTTTCATAGCCTTGACAAGGTCCGCATGGGTTGTCTGCGCACCACCCATTTTGTCCCACAATGTGTGGTGCGCAAGGTGTTGATAGAACGGATCTAATGAAGGGTCAATGTCTAACGCTAAAGCTTTTTGCCGGGCCGTTAGGCGGTCAACGGCTTCTAACCCACCGGTACCCTTACCGCGTTTCATAATAGACCCAATGCCGACTGGGGGTGTGTTTGCCTGCAAGTTTAACTGCCTGGCGTCCAACGTTGGAACGTCTCCACGCCCCAGTAATGATCCAATAAAACCAGGCTTTGCACTGTCAATTCCTTTTATACTACTGGCCCATTTTCTAAAACGGTCACTATCAGAAAGCAGTGCTTTGTTTACGTCGCCCATTTTAGGTAACTCCGTGGCCCCGTACGCCATCTGACCGATTAGTTGGTTTTGCTTTCCAAACGGTGCAAACTTTTCCTGTATGTCACTAAGCGCCCGTTGATTTACCTCCCCGCGTTCCGCGGATTGCAAATACTTTTGACCCATGGGGGAACCAAGCCACTCTGCAAACGCTCCCTCTGGCCTTACTAATTCATCGGTACGAGGAACCTTTAGTCCAGCCTTTGTGGCCGTGTTGTAAGGTAAGCCACCTCGCCCAATACTCGATTGTGTTATGCCGTAGGCCTTTAACAAATCACGAGGGCCCATCTCACCGCGTTGTGCTCGCCCCAACTGCCGTTGCATAAACTGGCCGTAGCCACCCTGGATGTAGTCGGGCACCTCTGTTGGGTAGTCTAAACGCTGTGCAACTTCTTCAATAGGCTTCCAACTCCAGTCCTCAATTCTTTTAGTTGCCGGATCCTTGTACCCTTTGATCCTTGACAACACCTGAGACATTTTGACCGGGTTAGCCATTACGATAGTCCACCCTTTCTAAATCCGCTGCGTTGTAATTCTTTAATCCAATTTTCGGTAATCTCTTGACGCGGATATACGCGCTCACTACTGCCCTTCGGGGTATAGCCCGCCGTGTGTTCATAGTACCCGGGTTGTTTAAGTGCCCCTGACTTTTTAGGAGCTGTCTTGCCGGTGTCTTTTCGCCACTGTTGTTGAAAATCCATCAGTGACAACTCACTGGGCACCGGGGTGTACGTTACGTCAAGATCTTCTCCTAGCAATTTATACGGATATGCAGGGTTTAAATCATGTCGAGGTTGCTTCAGTGTTTCGCCAGATAATCTAAATGCGCGCGGACCCATAGAAAACGTTGGGGATCCCAATACCATGGGATCTGTAGTTTCTTTAAGTATTTGTTCGTACGGAATAATTTGACCTTTTCGTCCTCCGATACCTTTACCACCAAATGCGTGTTGGGCTATCGCTTTTCTTTTGTCAAACGTTTTACCAAGTGATTCGACCATTTCGCGATCTGCGATGTCAAACCCTTCAATTGGATCAAAAGCTTGTTTAGTATTACCACGTATATTACCTCCAGATTGAATGTAGTCGTTAATGTTTTTTCTTAACTCCGGGGTCATCTTACTTTGGTTTTTATAAAATTCTTCTAGCATCCTATCGTAAATCATTTGATTAGACTGGTGCATCTTTGCCTCACCCAAAAGCGGCGCAAAGATTTGATTTTGTGTTCCACCGAACCGTGGATCTTTTGCAATGTTAGCAATTCCGGTTGCAGTTGCTGGTTGTCCGGATCCCCATGCGATATTTTGATATTTAGGATCACCTAATTGGTTAGCAGAAAAACTTGGTCCACCAACAAATCTCATACGATCCGCTTGGGTTGGAACAAAGTAGTTACCAATATATTCTTGCGCCCAATCAGATAACTTTCCCGCTTGTTTTGACCCGTACTCAAAGGCTTCTTTAACTTTTTTTCCCTTCGCGTACCCGGCCAATCCACCGGCGGCGCGGCGCTCGACATTTTCCTCGTCCTCTGTGAGGCTCTTGTACATCCTGGTGAGCGGAACGCCCAAGCCCATCAGCGTGCCAGCGGCTCGGATTGGCTTGATCCTGGAGAGCATGCCAAGGCCGCCAACGGCTCCGGCTCCGCTCATGGCGGCCTGACCGATGTTGCCCTCACGGGCCTGCTCGTACGCGTCACGGCCCTGACCGGCGGCCATCGCGCCCCCAAGGTACAGCGGCGACTTTTTTGGCTCCGCAAGGTTGCGGCTCATCCTGCTTAGCATTGATGGCTTGGGCGGCGCTGCGGGTGGTGTAGCGGCCGGTGGCGCGGATAGCTGCGCGGCGGATCTTGTGGGTGGTGCCTCTTGTGCAAACCTTTGTTGGTTTATATCGTCACCTAATCGAGACTCTACTAATATGCCAGACCCGACCACTGGTTTGAATGCCCCACCGGTTTCCTTTTCTGCCTGCTTTAGTATTTTTTGTCTTTGGCTGGCCTCTGCATAATCTTTTCCGCCGTAATAAGCGCCATGAGATTGCCCAGTCTTAGGGTCAAGTATTTCGGTCTGTGTTTCAGCCCAGTTCTTAACCGCGCTGCTTTTTTCCGGGGTTGGCGCGGCGGTCTGCGGCGCCATGCTCGGCTCCATCCTTGGCGCGGCGGGCGCTGCCGGTGCCGCCCCAGGAGCTGGTGGCTTGCGCCCCATCATCGAGCGCGCGGCGGTGTCTATGCCGGCCCCAACCGCGGGTCCTAACAGTCTGCCCGCTGCGGCCCCTGCCAGTCCGTAGGTCATTGGGTTATGAAGACCACTGTCATCGGCCGGCGCGGCCTTCTTCTCTTCCTGAACCATCCCCTGGGCCTCTAGCTCGCGGATGTAGTCCGCTAACTTCTGAGCGTCCTCGGCGTTGCCGGCGGCGTCTGCTTGCTGTAGCGCGTCGTACGCGCGTTGTAATAGTTCGTTCATTGTTACCTCTTAGGGTACTTGTCAAGCAGGGAACGACCCGGGTGTGTGTCCAAGCTCTTCTTAGCTCCTGCCGGCTTTACGGGTTCAATAGGAGTTTTAGCTAAAGCTAGAAGGTCCTTGCCGTATTGTTCCCTTCTCTTTAAGAACTCGGGGTTGTTGTACATGAAATCCCTGAAGTCGGCGTTCATGTTTTGCCTTCTCCACGGTAAGTACACCTCATCGAATAATTTTTTGTCGTACTCCGCCCTCTTTTGCTGAAACGCCATGAAGCGCTTGGCGGCACCTGGAGGATCTGAGGCGCTACCGGACATTTGTGATATTAAACGACGCTCCGCGTCTGAGACAGCGCCTTGGCCCTTTAAGAAAGACTGAGCGTTTGCAAGATTTAACCCGGCGTACTCCCTAGCCAATTCTCTTGCTGCGTTAATTGTGGCCTGGTCTTGGCCCTTCATTGCGCCAATTTGAATCACAGCTTGCTCAATCCCGGGGACGCTAAGCGATCCAAAATTTCCTAACTGGAACCCGGTTGCCAGGGTTCCCAATATGGCCGGAACTAGGCCCGGTTTTGCTAGGGGTCCGGAGGCATTGGAGTGACGAGCTATTATGTTGTTTATGTTTTCAATCGTAGCCAGTCGACTGCCGGAAGTTTCACCAGCCTTCTCAATCTCGGCCTCTTTCAGCTCAACATCTTTAGCCCGAAGGTTCCGGCGCTCTTGTTGCACCGCTAGTTCTACCTCCCCCGCTCTCTGTCTAAGAGCATTTGCTTCTTTACTCACCGGAGCTAGATTACCTAAGTAGCTTGTTTCCGCCGAGGGAGCTTTTGGCGCCATCGTTGCCGGGGTGCCTGGAGCAGCAGCAGTTGGTGGCGTTGCTGGTGCAACAGCAGCCGGAGCTCGTGGCGCAGCAGCAGCAGTTGGTGGAGTTGCTGGTGCAGCAGCAGCCGGAGCTCGTGGCGCAGCGGCCGGAGCCGCAGCCGGTGGCATCCCAGCCTGTGGTGGTTGTTGTGGAGCAGCCCCCTGCGGCGCTTGCTGTGGTAGTGGGGGCGGCGCTGGGTTTTTAATTGCATTCGCCGCGGGTGTTCCTTTAGCGACCGGAACCGTTTGGTATAGAGGTGTGGGAATTGTTCCTCTTGATGTCACTTGATCAACATTCTTAAACGCCTCTGGACCTACCATCGCTTGCGTTATGTACTTTTGCCTGTCTTCATCCGAAATGTTAGGATCATTTTTTATCATGTTAATGCGCCTAGCCAGCTCCCCAGTCATCGGCGAGGATTCCATCAGGTACTTGTTAAGCTGCTGGTGCGCCGCCTTCTTGTCGGTGGCGTACAAGTGGGAAATCTGTCGCTTGAGGTTGGGGTCCTTGATCATATCGACCAAACCGCCAACTCGACCTATTTGGGGCGCAGCACCGGCGTCTGTCGCGGTGGCCTGCCCTTGAGCGGCCGCGGTTTGTTGTGGGGTGCCCAAGAAGATATTTGAGTCCAGCATCGCCTGGCGGTGCTGAGCGATCTGGTTCTGCATTGAGAACAGTTCAGCGGCTTGTTTGGAGCGCTGCTCGTCTCGCATCTTGAGTGTCTCCGTGGGGCCTTGGATGCCACCGCCGGTCCACGCCGCCGCGTCCTTCAGAGCCTCCATGAAGCCGCTCTGCTTCTCCATGCGCTGATTGTACAAATTAGCCATCGCCTCGAGCGTGCTCGGGCTGGCTATCGTCGCGGACTTGCCGGACCCGACCGTAACGCCAAGACCCGGCTCCTCTTCAACCTCTTCTTCGATCTCATCAACCGATGAGAGACCGCCTCTGTTCTGCGCCATGTTCTAGTCCTTACTCGTCGTATCCGAGATTGTAATCGTAGTCGCCGTAATTTTCTTCGGTAGTGTTACCTATATTATCCTCTTCGTAGGACTCGTCGGTGCTCTCGCCCCAACCCGGCGACCATACCATGTTGCCGCTTGAGTCAAAATAGTTTCCGTTTCCGTCGATAAAGTAGTCGCTACCGTCAGCGCCGGTGTACTCATACAATCCGGTTTCTTCGTTATAGTAGCTCTCTGGTCCAAGAGTTGGCGCTTCTTCTGCCGCCCCCGTTGGTTTTGTGCTTCCAAACATTTTATCGTACAATCCCGGGAGACCACCCTTAATGCCAAGCTGCGATAATAGCCCCGGCTTCTCAGTCACCTTGCCGGTTTTTGGGTCCTGAACGTACTGATTGCTGAGCGCGTTCACGCCGCCCGATATCAGAGACCCCAGCGCGCCGACCTGGTTCAAGAACCCTAGGTCTGTGGACTTGGTGGTGGTCTTCGGAGCTTGTAGCTTGCCCACAACGCTCGCCAGGTTCAGCGCGCCCGCGTACGGGGCGTTCTGCTCAAACGTTCCAGTGTTAAGCGCGGACTGTACGAGCTGGTTGCCGACGTTGCCAAGCGCGGACCCTGCGGCCACACCCGTCTGTTGGTTCTGCAACGCGGACTGCATCTGCTTTTGGTACAGGTCCGTTAAAAAGTTTGCGCGTGCTCTTGACACGCCGCCAAGGTTCATCGCGCTGCCAAAGTCACCGCCCGCGATGTTCCTAGCCGTTTGCGCGGTGTCAATCTCCGGCATGAACTGTTTGGCTTGCTCGGTCTGAGCGGCGAACAACCCGCCCAGGGCGGTTGACTTGTCCGGGGCACCAGAGACTAGCCATGGGTTAGCGGCGCCGCTACCGATCGACTCAAGCGTGCTCTGCGCGGATGCGAATGGGTTCGTCCCCACCTTGAACGCGTTGATCGCAGACTGCGCGGAGGTGTTGGCTACGTCTGGGGCTACGACATCGGAGATCTTGTCGATCGCATCTTCCTGCGCGGTTGTGAACCACGATGGGAGAGACTCTGTTGAGATCTCCTTGTTTGTTAGCATGTTACTCAATCCGGCCATCTTATGCTCCCACTCTCTCGTATGCCTCTGCTAGGTATGTCAGAGGTCCTTGGCTGTCCTCGGATAGTTCCTCGGGGTCCGCGTTTCTTTTGTGCTCTCGTATAACCTTAACGAACTGGTCTAGCACGTTCGCGCCGGCGTCGCTGCTGCCATTGCCAAGGCTTGACACGATGTCCGCCGGGAGAACGTACTCGTCGGCGGCGAGCATCGCGGGGACGCTGTCGCTGGTTCCGTCTCCGTCACCCTTGACGTGTCTCATCCCAACGCTAGCGCCACCCTCGGAGTAGAACTGTGGGTTGTGATCGATCAGACCACCCTGCGCGGCGTACACCGGCATCGTGTTCTGCTGCTGTTGGAACTCTGGCTGTTGCCACCAGGGTTGTGCTAGGTTCACATCTGTAGGGTCAAAGAACATGTCCTGTGCCTCGGGTTGGTATTGTTGCTCAAATTCTTCTCGATCTTTCTCTGCTTGTAACTCGTCCGCTGTCTTCCACCCGGTTGTCATGGGCGTGTCCTGCTCTACCTGCTGAACCTGTACTGGCTTCGACTTCTGGTCGAAGGTGGACATTGAGATCGGCTCTTGGTTGATAAACTTACCGGCGAACCCAAGACCCTCAATGCGGCTCATCGGCGCCCACTTAGTGTCCTTGAGCGGGTCGAACAGCTCCGGCGCTCCGACCTCAGGCTTATCGGCTTGGAACGCCTCGTCGCGCGTATCTGAAAACTTAGGCTGCTCTCCTGCTTTTATGTCGCCCCAATCAAAACCGGAGCCGAGCAGTGGCTGCGCCGCGCGCTGGTACATACCTTTTGGGGTGCGCGAGTACGAGCGGCCAGACCCGTATATCTCATCTCGTTGTGGCTGGCTGAGCCGTTTTTGCAACTCTTTGTACAATCCCTGACCAAATGAACCGCCGAGCACGCCCTTGATCTGGTCGAATATGTCGTTTGGTGTTTGGCCCGGCTCAACCACTGGCTCAAACTGATCGGGGTCAAACTCTGTCGCGCCCTCGGTGTCCGGGGTGAAGCCCTCCTCCATCTCAAACTCACCGGAGTAGTCTGGCTGCCAGAATATGCTGCCGTCTTCGTTGTAGTAGTTCCCGTCCTCGTCAACGCCGATCTTGGACCCGTCCTCGCTTGGGTACCAAGTGATACCGCTGACAGGGTCAACCTCTCCCTCAACATCTTCCGGCGCTGAGTAGATCTGCTCCTTGCCCTCGCCGTATATGTTGCCTTCCTCGTCAAACCCGATCCACTCGCCGTCTTCATTTTGGCTCCAAGTAATACCAGTGCGCGGGTCTAGCTCACCACCCTCTGGCGCTACAAGATCGCTCTCAGGGACCTCAACGCGGAATGGCTCCTCAGGCTCTAACTCTGGCTCAGGCTCTAACTCTGGCTCAGGCTCTAACTCTGGCTCAGGCTCTAACTCTGGCTCAGGCTCTAACTCTGGCTCAGGCTC